TACGGAGGGTTTGACCAATCCTGACAACTCGCTCGCATCTTCCAGCGTCTTGCCACGCTCCATCCCATGCAACTCCCCATGCTCCATGCAGTACTCCCTCAGGAACTCCAAATCGAGTCCCTCCTTGTAGGTGTTGAAGTGCTTGTTTGGTTGGTGGGTCATAGTTATAAAAATCTATTTAATGTGATAAATTATTCGAACACTTTCAAGTAATAATCCCTCAATCTTAAAAATGAAGCAGTTTTCTGTGCATTTTCCATGTCTTTCTTGCTAAAGTAATATAAACACCATTTGCAATCTGAATTAACAAAAGATGATATCTCCATCAAGTAAGGCATGTCAATGATATTATAGGACAGTCCCATTATGCATATTACTTTGCAATTATGTAGGGATTGAAAGAAACACTTGTATCGGTTAATATTTTCTATAGGTACTTTTGTCCATTGGTTCATAATCTCAATTACCTCGCTGTAAGCATTTTGATACGGTAATAGTATTCCATCATCACCATAAGGCTCATTAGTATCACGATAATTATCATGACCAATAACAAACTCATCCCCTTTAACCAATCTACTCCCATGTATGTGTAATATGTTCTTTTCGGGAATATGATAACATTTCTCCAAAGTCTCTGTATAATTAAATGTTAAATATTTTGAAGACGTTGGTAATTCCAAATCAGCTTCTATTCCCCCAATGCTTATGCTCTTTACCCATTCAATGAAGGCATTTCTGAAGTCATTCATCACTTCTCCCAAAATAGTAGGAATACTGTCTTCCAATCCTGCTTGCCACTGTCCTGGATGATCATATTTGAAATCGTCTGAACTATCTGGTTCACAAAAGTTCGTAATGTCATTCTCGCGATAATCGCCCAAAGCGTTCTCTATGTCTGCCCAGAAATCACAATCATTGCTGAAAAATGTGTCCATTAAACTCACCAAGTGGGTATCTTTATTATTCTGTACCCACTTCTTGAAATCAACATATTTTGATTCTATTAAATGGTGTATGTCAAAACCATTACCAATAACATACAACCTCTCATTATCCTTTATTCTCAAGTCTGGAAACAACTCAAGCTGTATCATGATAGGAATTGTTGTTACATGTCATCAACAGAATGAGCAACACGCATCTTTCCACCAATTTCCGTTGTATAATATCTTTGGAGAATGCAATAAATCAAATCTTTCAATTGCTCATCATTGGCTACTTCACACACATCTGCACCAGGATTATAGTTCAACCCAGGACGATATTTTTGAGCATATGCCTTTAGTGCTTTCTTGTCATCGTCTGTGTAATTGTCATATATCTCCTTAGCCTCTTTTATATTTCTTCTATTTGGGGTTTTAACCTTATCTGCTGTAAATTCCCCACCAAGTTGAATAAAATCTAACTGTAGGAAAGTCTCGACTTCCTTATTTGTCGCCTCTTTATAAAGTTCCTCTATTCCAGGAAATAGCGGTTTTACAGTTGGAATAGATTTGAAGTAGAGTTTGTTCTCTGTCAGATGATAAACGGCGTCAGGTTCTTTGTTTATTACTACTAACTGGTTATCTGTCCTCAATTGAGGTTCGGCTTCCAAAGAGAATGAAAGGAATGTCTTGTTTTCATACACATTGCCGGAAAAGAGACGCTGAAACATAAACTTGTCTCCGTCTTGAACTGCACATAGAAATTTTAACCCAGAATATTCTGCCACCTGCAACTGCGAGTAGTCACCAGCATTAAATGGTTCTTCAATCCAAGTCTTGAAATATGGCTTTTCTCTGAACCCTTCAACCGCAAACCATTCCCCCTCATGGAGTTTGTATTCGTCATTATACTCTCTAGACTTGTCAAGAGCTACGTCTTGATAAGTCGTATTGTCAGACAAAACGAGCCTCATGTTGGCCTTCTTCCGCGTATCAATTCTTGCTAACAAATAATCCATAATTAATCTATAAATGTGAACTCATTTAGTTTATATAATTGCGTAAATTCTACATTATCTCCATAGGCGAATTTTTCCTTAGACATAAGCAGACATTTCTTCCCACTCTTGAAAGTGATATAATAAAACTTGTATTGGGTAATACTAAATAGTGGATTGAACATATACACATTCGAGAACAGTAAACAAACGAACAACAGTATAAATGTTATCATCAGTGCCTGGGCGTTGTTGACACTCAGTGCGAAAAAGAACAGGCCGAAGTAAGTAATCATCATACCATCACTTGCAGGTTCTATTGATGTAATGTTTCCTTTTGGCATATCAATGTTCGGCAGAAACTTTGATGCACATTGAAGCAAAAATGCTAATCCTATTAGTATAGAGACATACAAAATATATGAGCAATAACTTGGTATGTTTGTTTCCAGCCATTGTGAAAAGCATGTCCATTCAAATTTTCTTGCCACGCTATCAAGTGTAAGATCATTATTTACGGCATATGTAAAAAAGACCAGACTTAAGGCCAGCAATGTATATAATGGCTTGAAAAAAACATAAGTCAGCTTTTTAAAATACTTACCAAAAAACTTTTTCATTTTATCTAAAACCTCCTTTTTCATTTCTTTTCTAGTAATAATCTGGGGTATTCGAGTTCCTCTACCAACTTATCTACCATTGTGCAAGGCTTATGGGCTGCATAGTCGGTGCCTGTATAAAGTCCACGTAGCTGCTGGGCAAAGCGCTTGGCAAGATCCTCACGGCCATAGTGCTGAAGCAGGCTGTATATATCGGGGTTGCCTTTCTTGTATTTAAAGCTATTGTCACCCATATTCTTCCTGAAAACTTCTTCCAGCTTTTTTATGTAATCTGCGCGGCCAATACCTGTATCAAGATACTCAAAGTGTAAGTAGTACCATAGTTCGAATGCTTCATTCGTCCATGCACTTTGGAAGCCCAACTTGTGGGCTTTTTTGATGGCATCGTTGAAATCGTCGAAGTCATCCTTGTCAAAGACGACCCACACACGATCAAAAGACATGGCATTTTTACGCTCCAGTTCTGTCTTGATTTCCTGTGTTCTGTCAACTAAAGCTACCGTAGCCCTGCCTTCGCCCTCAATCGTCACCTCGCGAACGGCTGAGATGTAATTATTTATAAGAGCCTCGAAGTAGTGCGGCTCTGTCTTCGTACCTTCACAGACTATGAGGAAACGCACGAGTTTTTCGCGAATGTTCTCCTTGCGTTTCTTGGCAGCTTTGGCTTCTTTGCGTTCCCGCCTCAGCTTTGCGATTTCTTCTTTTCTTGAATATCCCATAGCAACCCTTTATTTACCGATGAAAGGTATAGCACCATAGCGTCCGCGAATATAATCGCGCTTGATATCACGGTCATTGCGGACTTTCTTTCCCTCCTCATCCTTGAATTCCACAAGTGAGTAGATGTCAGTAGATTCCACCTTGTCTTTCTCGGCAAACCAAATCTGGTCGCGACGAACAATATCTAAATCGAGCAGATTGGTGTCATGAGTGGCAAAGATAAGCTGTGCTCCATGCTTGTTCTTCTCTGGATCCATAAACAGAAGCACAATATTGCGAGTAAGAAGCGGATGCAGTTTTGCATCCAGTTCATCCACAATCAGTGTCTTGCCCTCGTTCAATGTGTCGAAAATCGGCCCGGAAATTTCTATCACTTTCTTTGTTCCCTCTGACTCCATCTGGTTCTTATGGAAATTACGCTCACCAATCACAAGTCCATTCTCATCATAGATATTATGAGTAGTTATCGGTTCAACGAAACTACCCGTGGCTATGTCTTTTTCCAATTGTGACCTTATCGACTTGGGGGCACTTTCCAAGGCTTCTTTGGGAATATCAACCTTCTTGACCGAAAAACGGGTAAAGCCCAGTTGCAAGGTCTTGAAGAACTCCTGAGCCTGGTCAGCACCATTCAGATGTTCCAAAAACATTCTAAGTGTAAATGCCTCGTAGCCCTCGCTGTCGATTCCCGAAAGTACATTACATTCTCCAAACCAACCTAATATGGAATTGGACTTCTCGCCCTTCAGCTGAGCCACAAGCGACAGGAAGAGACGATTCGAGTTGGTCAAATCTTCTTTTCCGTGACCTTCAGGGAATCTTTTCGCAGACACTTCAATGATGTCTCGCGAGCGCATAAAGGAGCGCATAAAGAGCTCGTACTCTTTCTCGCCAAACCGCTTCTCATAAAGCCACTCAGAGATGATGTCGGTTTTGTTGTATTCAAAACCATAACGATAAAGCACCTCGTCTTTTATAAACTGTATCTCAAACAACGTAGCTTGCGAGTCAGAGTTTTCATCCAATGCAAAAGGATCGTAAGGTAGCGCATCACCCTCATTCAGACGCACAGAACGTCTGACCATGCTTCGCATAGTAGATATGGCCTGAATCAAATTACTCTTACCACCTGAGTTAGCACCATAAAAAACAGCCAGTGGGAGCAGGCTATACTTGCCCTTATTGATGACAGACTCTTTATGTTCCTTAATGGAACTTGCCTCCATACTGAACGTACGCTCCTGCTTAAATGACCGATAGTTCTTGACTGTAAAATTTGTAATCATATCTCAAATTTTTGACAAAGATACATAATTTGTTAGATATAGCCAATAAAAATTGAGAAATAATCTCATAATTGACAATGTTTAGCATATATATTGTGTGATAAATTGTATCCTGCAATTATTCTCCTCGTTGAAAATACCTTTGGTATAGTCGGTTACTCCACTTGGCAGAATGTTTTCCATAATGCACAAATGCACCTATTTTGAGGTTTACAAAAGTTAAATACATTAAATAATCATCTTTATCAGTATTTAAAGAATTCGCGCAATCACTTTTCTGCCGTTTAGCAGGAAATAAATTGAAATACAATAACTTGCAAATACAATTCTTGAAATAACTATAACTCAGGCGAACGAAGATTCTAAAAAAATTATAATAAAAAGACTTCAATCATATTATCCACATATAGAAAATCTTTTAAATAAAGATGACAAATTAATCTGTTCTCTACCATATCAATCTCGTAATGACCTTAATGATTTACGCATTGAGCTTGGATACGCACTTAATGGCATCAGAAATGGTATTGAGGATGAAATTGAAGAAGGCATAGATGAAGAGGATTTTGAGAACCAAGAGAAATTTGATGCAATAAATTTCAGTTATGGCTTACGTGCTGTAAAAGATGGGAGGATCGCTTTTTAACCACACTTAACCCCGAGTCTCTTCTTGAGTTGGATGATGAAGCATTCGCTGGTTGCACCAATCTTGAGCAAGTACGATTCTTGGGCAGTTCTCTGGAGATGTTTGGCAATGATGTTTTTACTGGTTGCCCAATAAAGGAAGTTATCGTTTCCGAAGGCTGTCGAGAGTTTTATGAGCGTATTTTACCAAACAGCTTGGCATCTATGATTGTTGAGGATGTTGAATTTTAATTATACTAACATGACTAAGAAAAAGAATTTTGGCATTGACTCGGTCAAGGACCTTGTTAATGCACGCAAGGAGTCGACGACACATGCACAAGTGAGAACAATCGTTTTGCTCGCTGCAGCAACTTGTGTGGCGAAACTAGTTAAGAACATTTTTAAAAAACAAGATTATGGCACTGTTTGGAATTCCTAAAGATCTCAAAGATTTGATGAATAGCAAAAAATCAGGAGTGGCTCTTGCACTTCTTGCAGCTGGCACCTTAATATATCATGGCATTAAGGCGGGATGCAGGTCATTGGGCAACTATATCGAAGAGAGAGCTAAAAGAAAGACCAACCGAATGCAGGCTGATAGTATGACTGAGTTTGAGAACCTCAAATTTGAGCATCGTAAAGCTGAGCGTGCTGAGAAGGAGGAGTATGCAAGGCGTATACGTCAAGAGTCTAAATCAAGCCAGGAGACGAATACGACTCCAGAATGTTGACTTGCCAATCTTTTCCTTGCCAAGCAGAACAATAAAGCCACCTAACTCGATTAGACCTTCCACCAAACATTTCAATCTAGCACCAACATTTCTGAGCTGATTATCCAACGACCTCCCTTTGGGTGTGTGAACTTCCTCATGATGCAATTGGCGATTGATATAGCAAAAGGTGCATACTTCGAATTTATTTCTCAGAATGAACAGAAAAATCATTCTCCACTTAAAGTACTCTATATAGACCTTGAGATGAAGATAAGAGAGTTAAAAGAGCGCTTAAAAAACATAGATATTCCAACCAATTTGCTATGGGAGTCAGAAATAAACAGTATAGGTTCTCTCATTAGCTATATTCGTGAGAACATTAAAGGCGGCACTGAATGCGTAGTTATTCTTGACAATTTGAAGAAAATGGCGGAAAGATCCACTAACCACCATGAGGTGAATGATATCTTCAGAGCACTCAAAAAACTGCAAAAAGAGTTGAGTCAGGAAGGCATAACCCTTACAATAATCGTAGCGAACCACACTGTGAAAGGCTACAATCCATACAAACCGATCTCAACTTCAGATGCCGCTAGTTCGGTCGAGATTTCTCAATTCTCAACAGGTGTAATTGCTTTGGCTCCAGCTAAAGACGGTAAGACCATGATTAAGAAAGTGTCCTCACGCAATTTTCCAACCGACGATACCGTGTTGGTTGTCAAGATGGTTAAAGAGCCCTATCAACACTTCAAGTACGTAAAACCTGTAGCGAGGCTGAGGCTTTGCCAATCGAGACTAAGGCAAGTAAAGCTTCTACTCCAGGTAAGACTGACGATGTTGGACAGTTTGAGAAAAGAATGAAAGCAGCTGGTCTAAATGAGACACAGATTAAACATGTTTTGGAACTTGACGACGAAATCGACAGAATAAAGCTGCTGCTCTCTTTCAACCCCAATCCCAAACTCACACAAGAGGAAATTGGAGAGATCATGGGTTGTCGCCGAGAAACAATCAACCGGAAGCTCAAAGAAGACAGAATGAAGCGAAGAAGCTAAGCAACACAAACTGAAGGCAAAATTTCTAAATGAATTTAGAACTGAATCTTAATGATGAGATAGGGTTGGTCATACGTGACTGACCCTATCTTTTTTTGTGCTTACTGGTTATAACTGCAACATCTTTAATTGTGCTCTTCCGCTGATTATAGACTATTTTTTATGCTATTTTCAGGGGAAACACAATAAAATACATGCATTTCCGCTGATTATAGGCCTCTGATAGAGGCCCCTTCTCCACAATACAAAAAAATATAGACTATCTGGCAGAAACCAATAGTTCGTTCGCAAGGGAAAAGGAGAAGTTGTCACCTATGCAGGTGTTGGAGCAAATGAACTTGTTAGAACGTCCTGTTGAACAAACTGGATCAAGAATGTCGCACTAATGATGTTTTCATATCATCCAGAAAAATTCTTCCCTGGTACTTAGATAGACATCGTATTCTACTCTCAAGGAAAGGATGGTGCCTCTACAACTTTATTGAAATAGAGCCATACCGCGATCCAGTGCATCTTACACTTAGAAAAGCATTGTACTATCTGAAGTATATTGTAGTCAGAAAAACATCCACAATCCCAAAGACGATGAACACTCTATTGTAGTTTATAACTACATATATCAGGCTCTGGAATAGAGTCTTGTGAATGCATACTATCGCCATCAGTATGATGAGTATCACCCCGTGGAGGTTAACATTATGCCTGACATGATTGAGATTATCAGTTATGGAGGTGCAAAACGTAGTATTAAACTGGACGATCTTCGAGCTGGTATGAGAGTCAACTAAGGTTGCTTTCAAGAACAATAGGAGACAACTTATAGGCATATCATTGTGATACCAGTAACGATATGGCTAATCGTCATCTGCAGAAACACAAACAAAGCTGTTCAACTACCAAGTATGCTAATATAGAGTCAGTACCACGCAACTCATACCAGCAGGAGCCACCAGCACCTCCAATATTGGCTTTGTCACACCTTTAGCCATCATTTCCTCCGCTTTTTTATCAAACTCTTCATAATCGGTTTCACTAAAGTCGTTAGGGCCATTAGGATGCGAATGCCACTCGCCCACATATCCGAACGTAGCTCCGGAACGACGCTCAACATGCGACAGCTTCTTCTTTACGCCCTTTTTCCCTAAGACCAAATAGTCTCCTCTATGTATCGTATCTTCTGGCGCCTCAATAGTGTCTATGACATGTATCGTCTTTGTCTTAAGATTGCATTGTCCTAAAAGGTATCCGCCTGTTTCATATCCGCCAGCCGCCTCGGTCTGCTCCTCTATATCCTTAAATGCATGCTCACCTATACGAACCTTCCAGGGGCTTGCATCAAAACTATAGTATGGAGATTCTTCTATTCTTTGAACTGTCAGGCTTCCGTCTTCGTCACATTTATATATCCAACAGCCGCCATCAGGATATTTACCCGCAAAGACATCCTTAATCGTAATACTCATCGCTGAAGCATACAATGAGATGACATCGTCCGCCAGTATGAATGTTTCCGAATTACAGCCAAGCCCCACATTTAATAATGCTGACGGTTCCTGCGACACCGCCTTCTCCCTCATTAGATAATTGCAAACAAAATCATCGGTCTTGTATTGGGCATAGAATGTCGCCATTAAGTCATCCAGTCTTGCCCCGTCACCTTTACCTTCGCACAACAACAAACCGAAACTCCCATTATCATATATAGCCGCACTAATGGCTGTCGGTCTGTTCTCTATATTCACCAACTGATTGTTAACCACCTTCGAGGCTGTAAAATCAAGGAGGTAGTCGGGCTTTCGCTGACTCATGATGTCCGCGTCCTCTAAGACTGACTTGATGCCCTTACGGGAAGAGCCTGCCTTTATCCCTTCAAGGCAGTACATAAGGTCAGTAACTCTTTCCAATTCGCTGGCCTTATTCTTATTCACCGAATCATCGAAGAGCACATGACGGCTCAGATTATGCTCACTCAACGTATCTGGATCCGAAAACAGGATATTGGTGATACCGGCACGAACCAAGTGCATCGCGATTTTTGAGCCAAGGGCTCCGCAACCTGCAATGATTAAGGATGGGTTTATTCCCATATCCAAGTTTGATATCTCGTGCGCCTTCCTGTTTGTGAATGGTGATTCATGCATGTGGGATTGCACCTTCGATGTGGGTGTCACCACATATTTCCCTTTATTATCAGTGTCACACATTATTTCAAAATTCACAAATTGGTAGAAAGAATTCACACCTATCAGCTTCTTGCTTCTTCTTATCGCCAGGATAATAATAACGCTCGCACTATCGCCATTCGTTCTACCTATAGTTCCATTAACCGCATCCTCTATTTCCACGCCATGCTTGCTGGCATAGTTCTGGAGTTCCAAATACGTCTTTGGCATTACAACATCATATCCGTCACAACTCTTTTTACTGCCATCCCAGCATACCGAACCGGGAATTATATCATTTTTAGCCAGTCCGGGCAATTTCAAAAGCCAGAAGTTAGCACTTGTCAGTCTGATTAATTTCTTTTCCGACAGCTTACAAACAGCTATAAAGATATCTTTCTGCTGGCCGTCAGCCTTGCCTATCTCGTCCGATAGTTGCTCATAGTCATATATGATGGTTGCAGTATACCCCTCAAGTCTCAATGGCTCAAACTCTCCGCCGTTTTCTATATTAACTCCTGATGCCAAATCATCATACCACGACCGTAGATGCTTGACAAAGTCTTCTATCTCCATATTGGCAAACCACTCGTCGCCGTTACCTCGAAACAGGCAAATGGGCCTGAGTCCGTTCCTGTCACAATAGATATGAGGGGCATGGGCAAAATCAAAATCGTTACGGCCAATATACGCACGTGGCACTCTGTCTGGATAATCAGAAGTAAACTCCACAAACACAGGCTCCACGGCTCGCACCAATGCCGTAGCCTCATCATACCTTGTCGGTAGGTCTAGCGTCAAATCCAACCTGACTACAACAGAGCTATGATAACGGTAATAGACATTATCAAAAGAGACGCCATGCATTCTGGCGACTCTTTTGACATCTTTTTGTACACATTGCGGGACTTCCCTCATCGTACACTCATTGAATTGCGGATAATCGTTACTTACTGCCATAGGTTGATTTTCTTCCCGTTGTTCCACTGCTGCCGACGGCGGCTCCTGCCGAACCTGTCTGCTGATTCTTGTCCTTTCTCTGAAAACCGCTGGACGTGACCTCGTACACCACTGGCTTGGGGTTCTTCGAGTCCGGTTCCTCAGCCAAAGAGACAAACTTGTCCGAACCTATCAGTTTTACATATTCCTTTTTGGCAGGATAATGAGGCGGATTGTCATCGTCATCCTTAATCTGCTTCGACGATGCAATAATTACCGCCCCACTTGTTTTGTGGTCTTTAATCAGATTCTTTGACGAGTCTACAGGTTCATCCGTCTCTCCCTTCTTATAAGGCACATCGTTGAAGTATGTCCAAGAACAGTGATGGGGTGCCAAGAAAATATCAAAGTCTAATTTGTCTTTATTGCTATGGGAAGAACTTTGGTTCTGAATCTCCTCCCATATATAGTGATCGGCATCTCCACCAAACAGGTACAACGCGGATGGCTCAGTATTCGTTCTGACATATTTGAACCTTGCTTGCATCACGATGGATGTCACATTCTTGTCCGACTCTGCCCGTCCATCAACCAGACTATCCTTGAATGGAGAATGAACAAAGAATTCCAGTAATGGCATGGTCTTGCCATTCACCTTCTTTATCGTCTCCCCTGGTATATAAGAAGGCACTTTTTCATACTTCTTGTCTCCATCATATCCGATGATGACAAGTCGGTTGCCTGCCTTGTTTTTGTCTGGAGAATCCTCATCCCACAACTTACGACGTCTGTTGGCCTCCTTCTTCAATGCCTTTGCTGGCGTGCTGGTAGCATCAGAGAAAAGCATTGGTGTCACCATCAACTCATCAATAATAACGAGGTCATCCTCCAAGTCATCATCAGAGTAATCATCTGGATTACCTAAATAGTAATTGGTGTCAATACCCCTACAGTGGTCCTCGTCGGGGTGCGTCAGCATAAACAAGTCCAGATGGTACCTGCCTTCGCTGTCAGTTGTCAACTCGTTCAACAAATCTTCCATAACATCATAACAATCATCATTATTTCTGATGTTTGCGTCAATCTGAATGGTAGTCTTATCGACCTTAATTAAAACGGTATCACCATTATCTACCGGATAAAACTTAATCTTACTCATATTCTTTTTCTAAAAATAGTTATTTTCATTATCATCTAAGTTCATAAACACATCATACATTCTCTTGGCAAATGTTCTTCCGTTACAATATGCCACCCATGCTACCGGTATCGTAAGTATCAATATCAGCAGGCCTATCCCTGCAAGATGCTCTCCAAGAGGCAGCTCATAATACCATTTGTTAATTGCGGCCATTACAAATACCAGTATGGCATCAACCAACAACGCAGCCGTTAGGTTTCGCCAGAATCCATACAGATAATTCTGCTCGAATCGTATATCATCAAACCTCGTTACATCAAGCAGCCACATTACGGCTTCATCAATACGCTTCACGTACTTTTTGTTTTTATAGGTCTTGGGCTTGTATTTCTGGAGATCTATTTTCTTATGGATCATTATCTTTCCTCTTATTTCAGTCCTCTGCTCCTCAGTATAAGTGTTGTCATTGCTATAAAGAATGCGTGTTGTTGGTTTCAATCGATCACAGAAAAGAATTCGTTCAGGATAAAACTTAGCAATTGATTGGAGCATAAACTTAAGCAAAAACAGCAAGGCTGCACTGATGGCAGAAATTGACAAAAGGTAAGTAAGGGCTTTTAACCACACATTTACCCCCATCATATCATTAACTCCCATAGCCACACCTAAGATAATAGGTACAGCCAAGCTCAAATACGCAGGGTACTTTCTGGCTTTCATGTTATACTCTTTATTTCTTTTCTCTTTTGTTTCTCTGTCAATTTGTATCATACATATATTTTAATTTAAATTTTCGCCTGCAAAATTACAACTTATACACAAATTCACAAAATATTTTGCTGGCAAAATGTGAAAATATCACATTTCGCATCCTCCATATAAAATGTTCCCCACCATTTTCTTGCTTAAATGAGATTAATTCGTTACCTTTGCAACCATGTTTAATAATAATTGTATATTATATATATGTTACAGCAATTCACGGCAGTTAATTTTCTGTCTTTCAAGGGTCAAGAGGTTTTCAAACTGAAACCCAGCAGGGGCACATTAAAAAGTCATCACAAGGTAGAACCAGTTAAAGGATTTACTGTTTTGAAGACAGCTATTATGTTTGGTGCCAACGCCAGCGGAAAGAGCAATTTTGTCAAGGGCATCGATCTTGGGAAAAGACTTGTGCTCGAAGGAACCCCAATAGGTAATCCCATGGAATATCACCCCTTCCGCTTACATGCTGAAAACAAGAAAAAAGACACCACTTTCATCTACGTGATTTTGTGTAACAACAAAAAATACGAATACGGCTTTAGTTACAATGCAGAGCGAGTTTCAAAAGAATGGCTAAAGCAAATCACAAAAAAAACAGAATACTCTATTTTCGAAAGAAACATAAACGCAGATAATTCTTTCGACATTTCATATCTTCTCAAACTCAATAAGAAAGAAAGCGAAAAACAGTTCCTGACAGTATTTGCCAAGGCCACTCCCCCAAAATCATTATTCCTCCATGAAGTTTTAAGCCGCAATGTTCATGATAATGTATCGAACATTGAAGACCTTGAAAACATTCTGGCTTGGTTCATCAATACACTTAAGACCATTTTCCCTGCAACTCCTTATAAACAGGGTAGTATGCTAAAAGCAGTTGACGACAACAAACTAAAGGAAGGTTTTGGTGCAATACTGCGCTTTTTTGATACAGGCATTGCATCAATCGACTTGGAAAAAGTAGATTTCAATAAATTGGGAATCCCGCAGGATTTGAAAAACTTAATACAAACAGATTTATCCAAATCAAACACAAACGAAGCCTTTGGTTCACTCCGTTTCGAAGATAATCTCTATTTGATAACTATATCAGATGGAGATATTGTCGCAAAGAAACTAATGATTATTCATAAACGCATTGATGTTGATGATTATGAATTATTCTCCATCGGTGAAGAAAGCGATGGCACACAACGACTATTCGATTTTATTCCCCTAATATTAGATTTCATACAAGGCGACAAAGTTTTTATAATCGACGAAATGGAACGCAGTTTACATCCTGCATTAATGATAAAATTGATAGAACTTTATTATAAGTATTCAGAAGAGATATCAACTCAACTGATATTCACGACTCACAATAGTTCACTAATGAGTTATGAATTGTTGCGTAGCGATGAAATATGGATTGTCAACAAATCATCTAGTGGTATAAGTTCTTTGAGTCGATTCGACGAATCCTATAATCCACGGTTTGACAAGATACTACAACCACAGTATCTTAAAGGTGAATATGATGGCATTCCAAGATTTGATGAAGAAGAGTTGCTAAAACTCATCAGACTCCTAAGATAAACACCCATACAAACATCTTTAGCCACACACAAATATGGCATATATCACACTAAAATAGACAATTTTAGACGAATTTAATCATTTAAAGTGCAAAAACAAATTAGCAATGTTTATGTGAATGTTGAACTAGAGAAATCTTAAAGATTGGTGTGATGAGAGAATTATAAGTATAGAAGTATAGAAAATGAAATACTTTCAATCAATAAAGAAATTAAAGAACTTAAGAAACAAGAGCGTCAAGTTTTTTACTTGCATCTAATTCTAGAGTTAAGTTCTTTTATTTCAGCACGAAATAATGCATTAAACAAAAAGCTAGATGAAAATGAAGAAAAAGATAAGAAGCGTGAAGAATTTTAATCTTTACTAAACACCATTAATTCATACAAACAAATCTTTATGATGAAATGGGTATTAGTATAATACTAACATTTAAATTGAAGGATGAGGCCTCATTATTAGACTTTTATTTGAATAGAAACCGCCATTAGGCGTTTTTTTGTTATAGGTATGGTGCTGCACCATGCTTTTGTTTTTAGCTGGACTTTCCGCAGACTCTGCTTAAGAATTATATGTGATGTGGCCATAATAATTTTATGAAAGTTATCATTGCCGTACTGCTGTCAACAGAATCTTTTAAATTATAAAACGGTTGGTTTACATTTGTATTGAAAATCAACCGCTTTTTTATGATACTGACAATTAATGGACAACAGGTTGTGCTGAAGAAGGACGCATAGATAAAAAAAGAAAAGCGACATCAAAATCGCTCTTCTCTTGTTGTGGTTTAGAAGTAGTTGAAATTACCTCTTTCCCTCCATTTTAATCGTTTAATGACTCTTATTGTCTTGGCTTTGGGAAATTTTCTCTTAGCCTTGATGTAAGCAGTTATTTTGTTAGTGCTCTCAATGTACACCTTATTCCCATCAACCTTAACAATCCAAATGCTGGGTGTCGGGACGGTAGGTGTAGGAAGGCTTACAATAATTAGCCATTCCATTAGTTTCTCTAATAGTTTTTTCTTCATAATTTAAACTGTTTTTTGATTCGTTGGATTGTTGATATTGAGGTGCTGGTAAGTTTCGCTGTGTTCCTGATTGAGTAACCACGTTTCAGCAGCGATATGACCTCCTTGTACTCCTCACGTTTTTTATCCTCGCTCTTGATGCTCCCAGTCTTGCGTCCCAACTTGCCACCATTTCTCACATATTGGGCCCGTCCTGAATTCAAGCGGTACTGGATATTACTCCTCTATGGGGCACAGAACGAAGCGTATAATGTAGAGAGGGGACGAAAAACACCGAAAGCCGTTTATTTACAAAGAGTTGCGAGGGTTGAGGCTATGAGGTCGGCACAAAACGAAACGTTTACATAGGCTTACGTTTGCTTTACGTTTGAGGCAAATTCGTTTACGTCCGTGGGACGATAGATTTACGCACAGAGGGCTGCACGTTTACGCGTGTGGCCTTTTTTGTTTGCGTGTGGGTAAATCCTTTGTATGTGGGCGTTTAGCGCGTCTGTGGGCTTTATATTGCGTCCACGTTTGAACGGTGTTCTGATGGCATTAGAAGGCGGTGGGTCTGGAAAAGTCCGTGTTCCGGTCCCAGAGGGCGAAATTGGCGAAAAATGAGGGGTGGGGTTACAGGTGGGGTTACAAAGTGGGGTTACATTTTCGGAAAACTGGGGTTACAAAACTCTTGCCCACGCATACCGTGTGAGGGGGGGGCAACGAGCCAAAAAACGGAGTAAAGTGTAGGAAACTGACCCTTTTCGTGCAACTTTTTCGGGGGTGTAATCTGGCGTAAAGCCCCATAAATAGGGGATTTCTTATGTTCCGACCATGTGTTTAGGTGGGGGGAACACCCCTCACGGGGTATCAGGGGTACCCTACTCCAGTCGGATAATGCCAATGACGAGGGCTACGGCATAGATGTCCTCGTATGGTAGTTCAAACGGATCATATTCTTTGTTGTCGGAAACGATGAGGACGTGCTGCTTGTCAGATCCGGGCTTTATGCGCTTGATAATTGCACCCTGCGCCGTGTCAAGGACGTAGGGTTTGTTCCATTGGAAGAATAAGCCAGACATAGGGACACGTTGGCAAGCCACGATGTCACCAGAGATATATGTAGGCATCATGCTGTTTCCTTTTACTGGCATCAGGAAGTCGGCACCGCTGAAAGCCGGTACCACATAACGCTCACATTCATACTCAAAAACAGATTGCTCCCCCGTCAGGGCACCAGCCATTGCACTGAATGGTATGAGTGGGATGCCTTCTTTGGGGTTTTCTGTGAATTTTGCTTTTTGTGGTATGCTCTCACGAAGCATATTCCCTTCCCCTGTTACCAACCATATAGGCGAAAGTTCTGGATATACACTTAGGATATTTTCTAATTTATCCGTACCGATGGCCCCACCACTCTTTAAGGACTTTCCAAATGAGGCATTGGACATTCCTATGCTCTTTTCGAAGGCACTGACTGCAATGCCTTTCGAGTCGATAAATTGCTTTATTCTGTCTAAAATCATAGTCAAAACCAAAAAAAATCGCCCTAATTGAGAAAAAATCCTCAAAAAGTTTTTGTATTTAGGAAATTTCCTATATCTTTGCAGCGTCATTCATTATTGAACGGCGCGCCAAAGGTACGAAAATTTGGCGAGATAGACGAATTTTAACAGTTAAAACTTAAAAATATGACACGAAAAGAGTTTGAAGATCGCACTGGCTTAGAGGTCACTGCACTGGAATTTAGCAAGGTGCATGACATCTACATGGCAGCGGGTGAAATGGATAAGGACACTTTCTGTAAGGAATGGAAGCAACACGGAGAAAGCAAGTTGCTTGCAGAGTTGTGGAATACAGTAAAGCGTGAGCACGACATGGGCATGGAGAAAAAAGAGGAATGCGATAAACTGCACCAAGAGCGGTGGGAACTTGTGGACTTTCTGCTGGAACGTGCCCAGAAGTTCGGTGACGAAGAACTGCTTATTAAGGCCATTGACATGGTAGGCCATGCAGATGTGATACGCAGGAAACTGACATTGGAAATGCCCTTGTGGGAGCGTGACCGTGAGTACATTAAACACAACCTTAAATAAGTAGAGTATGAAAGTAGCAGTAGTAAGGGTCAACAAGACCGAGAAAGATAAGTTCGCTGCGTTTATTGACGAAGTGAACGAGTGCCCGGACACGGCGGCAATCCTTAAAGAGGGCTATTATGAGGACACCTTGACGATAGCAGCTGTTGGAACTCTGGCTATGGAGTACACTTTGCGCAAGGTGGAATGTACGTTCAATGATTATTCAATAACAACAATAAAATAAATGATTATGGCAAAGACAAGAAGTGCGAGAACCATCAAGGTCTCGAAAGAAAACAAGGCGAAACTCGCCAAGATGTTCGACTGCACCGATCGTATGGTGTACAAGGCCCTGTGCTTTGAGTGCCAGACATTGCTGGCAAGGAAGATCCAGTACGTCGCCCGTAAGGAAATGGGCGGCTGGGTTGAGGCTGCCGTTCCTGAAGACGAGATCTTCTACGACACAATGGACAGCGGTGAGCGTTTCATGCGCCAGTATTTCAACAACGGTGCCGTTCTGGAGATCAGCATGACCACGGGCGAGGGTGTTGTACGTTTCAAAGGTTCGCCCAGGTATCGCTATGAAGAGGTGCTTGTGAGTGACATCCCTACCATTCAGAACTACGCAAGGAACTTGAAGTAAGGAGGGGAAGATGGAGTATTACGGAAACAGGCTTTGCATAAGTGCCCGTGAACTTGTAGATGGCGGTGTGATGAGCATCCCTAACTACAAGGCGATGGCGAGCCGTGGACGCATCGACGTGGTGCGTCGTGGCGGTGGTGCAGCCGGTCAGTATGCCCTTGTTGCCGTTGAAAGTCTTCCACGCGATTACAGAGCCAAGGTTCAAGCCCTCTATCCCGATGGCGACCTTACTCACCTGAAGGGTTGGGTGTGCAGCAACTACGAGATTGACCAGGCTGCGGTGGCGTTTTTCCACAGCAGGGAGCAAGCAGGTCTTGACCTGCCCCCTGAGAAGATTAAGGAGTATGTGGTGAACGCCAGTGTACTGAACTGCTGCATCCGCTTGTATGAGCGTGCGGCAACAGCCCAAAAGCTGTTTGGCGGCAAATACAACTGGGAGCAGATGGCGAATGCCATTACAGCCCTACGTGAAGAGTACGGACATACGCTCCCCACGAGTACGCTTCGCTTTCGGAAGAAAGTAAACGAGTACAAGAAGGAAGGCTACGGCTGTCTTATCAGCGGCAAGTTCGGCAACCAAAGTGCAAGAAAGGTTGACGTGAAGACAGAGCACTTGATTCTCGGTCTGGCGGTACTACCCAACAAGCCATTTAACACGAACATTGCGGAAATGTACAATATGTTCGTGTGCGGAGAACTGGGTGAAGTTTACGACCCGAAGACAGGCGAACTGATGAATCCCGACGACTTCGTGGATAAGAATGGTGATCCAAAATCTCTGAGCGAGAGTACCATCTGCAACGTCCTAAATAAGCCCAGCAACAAGTTACTGATTGACCAGAAACTGATGAGTTGGACGACGTTCATGCACGAGGCAATGCCACACGTTCACCGTCACGGCGGTGACTTCTCTTTGTCACAGATAACGATGGATGACGTTGACCTGACGAGAAAACTGAAGGACACCAAGCAGCGCGTCCATGCCTACTATGCCTACGACGTAGTGAGCCAGTGCGTGGTCGGTGCCAGTTACGCCCGTAAAAAGGACGAAGGTCTGGTGGTAGATTGCTTCCGCGACATGTTCCGGCTGATTGAGAAGCAGGGCTGGGGAATGCCTGCAGGTATCGAGGTGGAGAACCACTTGATGACCCAATACAAAGACGGCTTCCTGCAAGCCGGTGTCGCTTTCCCATTCGTTCACTTCTGCGCCCCCCAGAACTCACAGGAAAAGTATGCTGAGCCTCTGAACGGTGCGAAGAAGCGCAGCGTGATCCACAAGAACCACGAGGGCATTGGCCGTTTCTACGGCAAGGGCAAGTGGCGTCAGGAGTACAAGAAAGTGAGCGACGAGACCAACGAACTCTATGAGGACAAGGAATACTTCAGTTGGGACCAGTTGGTGGCAGAAGACCGACGTGACAGTTATGAGTGGAACCACCAACTGCACCCCAACCAGAAGAAGTTCCCCGGCATGACAAGGTGGGACGTTCTCTGTGAGCGCATCAATCCGACCCTGCAGCCACTCGACAAACTGACGCTGGCTCGCTACATCGGTGAGCGTGTGGAAACAAGTATCAGGAGGAACTCGACGGTGCGTGTGGCACATGAAGACTGGTGGCTGAGTGACACCAGCGTTCTGGAGAAACTTCGCCCGAATGACTATCAGGTGACCGCCTACTATATGCCAGACGAGGAAGGCAAACCAACGGAAGTTTACATCTTCCAAGGTGACAAGTACATCGACCACGTGGAGAAAGTACAGACTTACAACCGTGTGATGGCAGAGCAAACCGAAGAGGACACCGTGAACTATATCGAGCAGCGCAAGAAGATTGCGAAGTTCAGCAAGTATGTAAAAGACCACGCTATCGACGAGGTGGGCATATTGAAGCCATCGGCAACGCCACAACAGGCAGAAGCCGTGGCACTGGAGCCCCAGATTAAGGAGGAGCAGCCAGTCAGAAGCCAATGGAAGCCCGACCCGATAGCCGATATTTAGAAACCCATTAAAACGCCGTTAGAATATGATTACAACAGCGAACAAACAGCGGATTCTGGAGGCGATAGCCACCAACCGCGCAAACTACCCCAGCGATGCCAAGCACGCTGCCGCGCTGGGAATTTCTGCAAGCGTGTACAACAGTCTGAAGAAGGGTCAGACGGATAAGGCTCTGAGTGATGCCAACTGGGTGAACATTGCCCGCCGTCTGGACGTGAACCTGCGCGACTCTATCGAGTGGAAGGGCGCAAGGACCGCGACCTTCGACTATATCACCACACAGTTAGAGGCTTGCCAGGAGCGTAGCCTGAGCGTGATATTGTGCGACCTTCCGAACATTGGCAAGACGTACACCGCTCGATGGTATGTGAATGAGCACCGCAACGCCGTGTATATCGACTGCAGCCAGGTGAAGACAAAACGCGCCCTGGTTAAGAAAATAGCCAACGAGTTCGGCGTGGGTGCCACGGGCAAGTACCAGGACACCTATGAGGATTTGGTTTACTATCTGCGCTCGATGGAGCGCCCTCTGGTGGTGCTTGACGAAGCCGGCGACCTTGCATACGAGGCTTTTCTTGAACTCAAAGCCCTTTGGAACGCCACCGAAATGTGCTGCGGCTGGTATATGATGGGAGCCGACGGACTGGCAGCCAAGATCAACCGCAACGTGGAAGGCAAGAAGGTGGGTTACGCTGAGATCTTCTCACGTTACGGCGGCAAGTACAGCCGTGTCACTCCGGACCAGGAAGACGACCGCAAGGCGTTCTTGATGGAGCAGGCGCGAGTTGTGGCCAGCGTGAACGCCCCGGAGGGAACCGATATCGGTCAGATCGTGCGCAAGAGCCAGGGCGGTCTGAGACGAGTCTATACAGAAATTGAAAAACTAAAGAAAGGAGCCTGATATGATAACAAGAATAAACTTAGAAGATGTTGGGCAGGACCTTCTCTGGTTACGGGTGAACGAAGGAGGGCTTGTCGAGGAAGCCGGTCCGTTTCAAAATGAAATATGGAAGGATGCCTATATTCCGCTTTGGCTGGTTGAGGTAGGGAGCCCCTGCCCAATACACAAATATCCCAATATCATTCGGGGCTTTTTGAAGTACAAAGTTGTATCTATCAGAAAAGAAAAGGAGCCAAAGAAATGAAACGAGCCTACAGCCCGAAAGAAATAGCCAAGAAGACCTACAAGACGCTGCCGTGGGGTGGCAGGTGGGAAGAATCCTTCGGTTTGCCGGAGGAGAACTCCACCTGGTTCATCAGCGGCGCGTCTGCCAGCGGCAAGAGTTCTTTCGTGATGCAACTGGCCTACGAACTGACCCACTACGGGCAGGTGCTCTACCTGAGTTATGAGGAGGGGCTGAACCAAAGTTTCCAAGAGCGTATGCTGCGGTTTGACCTTGACAAGAAGCAGGGCTGGTTCCGAGTGGTGACCAGTGACACCGTGGAAGACCTGACAGAGCGTCTGAAGAAGCGACACAGCGCGAAGTTCATCATCGTTGACTCGTTCCAGGACGCAGGCTGGGAATGGCCGGAAACGAAAGCCCTGCTTGAAGCCTTCCCGAAGAAGAGTTTCATCTTCATCAGTCAGGAAGCCAAAGGGCAACCGTTGGGGAAACCAGCCGTCAGGCTTCGCTACCGTGCCGGTGTGAAAGTAAGGGTCGTAGGTTTCCGAGCCTATTGCCAAGGGCGTTTCAATCCCGATGCCGGCAACAGTTTCGTAGTGTGGGAAGAAGGCGTGTTAAGAACAACCAATAACGTATGAGGCTATGGATAAGTACCAGTTATTAGTGAAAGGCGACAATGTCGGGATGGTGATTGACGACTGGATGTACAGCGGCAAGTGCGACCTCACCCTACGGATGGCCAAGACCAAGGGCTGCCGTGTGATAGAGACCACCGACCCCCTGTATGCAGCGAGAATACTAAACTATCTTCGAGCCGCCGAGAAAGTGAACATAGTAAAACAATAAAATAGCGAGACAATGAGCAAGAAAGTTTACATCAGCGGTGCGATAGCGCACTATGATCTGGAGGAGCGCAAGGCAGCATTCAGTGCAGCAGCGACCCACCTCCGTGCACAAGGCTACGAGCCTATGAACCCTTTCGAGAACGGACTGCCTCAGCCAGGCGACTGGAGAGAGCACATGAGAGTTGACATTGACATGCTGCTGGAGTGCCAGTACATCTACATGCTGAAGGGCTGGTGGGTGAGCAAGGGTGCGAAGCTGGAATTGGACGTGGCGACGAGTTGCGGTCTGAAGCCTATGTTTGAGGAAGACGACGTACACAACGAGGAACACAAGTGCTGCATCTGCGGCAAGACCTTCTACGGCTACGGCAATGACCCCTACCCAGTGAAAGAGGAAGGCGAGTGTTGCGAATCCTGCCATTGGGACGTTGTGCTGAAGGAACGATTCAGACTGGCAAAGGAAAAGAATCAAGTTTAATTTTAACCAGATAGCAATATGAAAGTTTACATTGAGAAAGCCATCCGCCCTAAGTGGTGGAACCCAATTTTCTGGGTGCTGGTAGCAATTACCATTTGTGTCGGCATTGCCATTGGTTGTGTGTGGGCAATAGTCGGTTTCGGTGCCGGTGTCATTGAAGGAACCAAAGAATTCGGGAGAGTCGTTTGGAAACACTGATATGGAGATTATGGCAACAAAACGAAAGAAACCGACTACCATTCCCTGCTGTGTGGGAGTGGTGACTGTGACCACTGTGGTGTCACAACCTGGCATCCGAACCACTTACAAGAGCAGCATCGGCTTCGCCAGTGCTGACGTAACCCCAAAGCGGCGTAAGGACATTGCAAATGAAATGAAGGCCTCAATCAGAGAGTATGTACTGAAGAACCGCGATGCCTACGGCATAAAGAGCCAGGCCGATGTCAAGTTCTATGCCGGTGTGAAGATACTGGAGTGTGACGGACTAACAGGTTTCAGAAATGGGAAAGATAAGTAACTACCACCGCTTCTATGCCTCACTGAACCGTCTGCCAGGCGGTAATACCGAGGATATGAAAGAGACCCTTGTGTCGAGTTTCACGGACGGTCGGACTACGAGCCTGAAGGAAATGACGCAGAAAGAGTACAACGCTATGTGCGCCTCGCTGGAGGAACGCACCGGCTGGAAGGAGCAACTGAAGAAGAAGCGCAGCCTGTGCCTGAAGCTGATGCAGAAGGCAGGTATCGACACCACCGACTGGCAGCGCATCAACGACTTCTGCAGGAACCCGAAGATTGCCGGCAAGGAGTTCGCCCAGTTGGGCGTGAAAGACCTCGACGCGCTGCAGGTGAAGTTGCGTGCCATTATGAGCAAGGGCGGTTTGAGACCAGCCAAGGCTCAGGAGGCAGCGACAGAGTCGCAGCATACCAGACAAGAAGTAACCTATATCGCCGTGCCTTTGGTGGGTATGGGTCAAGCATAAATTAAGTTCACCCTAATAATAACAATCAAAAAACAAGAGACAATGGCAAGACAGAAAAAGACCATTATCACCGGCGTGTCCCGCGAGGCCGCTGATGAAGCATTCGCAACCTATGCGAAGAGTGACGCACAGATTCAGAAAATCAATGCAGAGATAGAACTGCAGTGCGCCAAGATCCGTGAGAAGTACGCCGACAAGTTGGCCACCCTGGGCGCTGAGAAGGACAAAGCCTTTGACGTGCTCCAGAGCTTCGCCACCGAGAACCAGGCAGAGTTGTTCACCAAGAGGAAGAGCCTCGACATGGCTCACGGCACCATCGGCTTCCGCACCGGCACACCGAAATTGAAGACCCTGAAGGGCTTTACCTGGGCGAGTGCGCTGACGCTGGTAAAGAAGTTCATGCCTGGCTATGTGCGCACCAGCGAGGAAATCGCCAAGGACAAACTGCTGGCTGACCGCGAACTGGAGGCTGTTGAGTTCATTGAGAACGACATCACCAAGAAACAGATACCGATGGGTACTGCTATGGCCGAGTGCGGTATCATGGTGACTCAGGACGAGACCTTCTATGTAGAACCCAAGAAAGAGGAGACCACCGTATGATCAAGGAAGTGACCAAACCGGAGAAAGTTGCCTTGTGCCGTGAATGCCACGGCACGGGCAAGGTCACTAAGTTGGGCTTTTCGAGAAAATGCCCTAACTGTGACGGCAGCGGCAGAGTGCTTGTGAGTTGCGAAATGAAACTCCACATCCGCCCGTATAAAGAAAGTAAGTAACCCCGATATGTCTAATCAAGCTGCATGGGACCCAAGAAGCGAAAAGGAAAAAGTTATGCGAAACGAGTAGCCGACATCAATCAGATTTACGACACCTACGTCAGAACAGGCCTCCCGAACAGGGAGATATGGAAGCGTTACGTTTATCCGAAATACGGCATTTGTGAACGCACCTTTTATAATCTGCTGAAGGCATCGTCCAATCCTCAATTTGAGGAGCGGGCGGCGCTTTCAGCAGAGGGCTTTTTGTTCCCTGAGCTATTATTCCCCGAAGATGAAGTCAGAGACCCAGGCTATTTTAAGAAGAATCCTTAAGGACATACAAGTGGAGATGTCCGACGAGTTCGACCAGAACTTTGAGCGTGAGGCATTCTTTAGCGAGGTATGGCAGCGCAGGCGTAGCCCGATGCGTCCAGACGGTCATATCCTCGTCGATACAGGTCAGTTGCGCCGTAGCATCCAGAGCCGGACTACCGAGAACAGCATCACGTTCTACACCGACCTGCCCTACGCAGCCATTCACAATGAGGGTGGCGAGATAGTAGTTACCCCAAGGATGAAGAAATACTTCTGGCACAAATACTACGAGGCGACCGGCTCCTTTGGGCGCAAGAAAGACGGCAGCCGGAGGAATGACAAGCGCACGGTGCAACTGAGTGACGAAGCCGAGTTCTGGAAGTTTATGGCACTAAAGAAAGCCGGTACCACCATCAAGATTCCGCGCCGTCGTTTCCTCGGTACCAGTCCGGAGGTGGAGCAAGCGGTGCGGACTATCATCGAGGAGAACCTGAGCGGATATATCGAAGAAGCCATCAATTTTGAAATACACGAGAAATGAGAAAAGAAGTATATCAGATGCTCATAGAGCAACTTTCCAAACTATATGTGACGCCGGAAGGTGACTACGGAGTAGCACAAACTGAAGACGATGCTCCTGAAGGCTGGGAACGCGCCATCAAGCACATCGACCTGTGGAACCACAACGTGGAGTTCATCGAGCAGGAAGAGAACTGGGAGCGTCCGGCGGTGTTCGTGGAGTTCCAGCCCATCCAGTGGAACGCCATACAGTCAGGAGTGGAGTACCGTGCAGAGCCGATAGTGCACCTTCATGTGGTGACGGACTGGCAGGGCAGCAGTTCTGCAGATAGTGAGTTCCGTGAACAGAGCCTGAAGGTGTTCGACTTACTGGAGGCGATACACCAGCAGTTGGCTTGCAGGAGAGGCAAGACGTTTCTGGAGTTTGACCTTGTAGGAAGCAGCACAAACCACAACCACGAGGAGATTATTGAGAACATAGAAACCTACCAGTGCGTGGCGATAAAAAGCCTGGAAATGTAAGAAAAACAGCCTTAGAATGAAAAAAATCCGCTACTTTTGTTGGAAGTAACGGATTTTTTTGTACCTTTGCACTTGCAATAAAGCACTGAGGGAATGGCACTCTGGCAATTTAGACCTAACCGCCGCCTTCGGTGTTTTATTCGTTTATATCATTTATTGAGTAGAGATAGTATTTTATTACTATGTGTCCACTATCCCTATGCTTGACTTCCTTAGCAACATTTAACCGTACGGTTCTTCCATGCAATTCTGCCTTATAATAGTAGAAATGTTCTATATTATCAGCTCTCGGATGCGTTAAAGCAGAATCATCAATATAGGTGCTGTTTTCAAGGAGCGCTCCCAAATCTTTTAAGTCTTCTTTTAGCAAGACTCTTGATCTGCCGAATGTATCAGAGAAAAGGTGTTTATTCCCATAAGTAGAGAACCCGACTTTGATTGTACCCTCGTCGATGGGCTTTTCATGCCTGATTTGGAGCAACGGTTCCATTTCGTGGAGATAGTGTGTCCTTTCGATTGCAGTTGCTGACTTTTCATTATCCCCTGCACATCGATGCAGAAGTTCGCATGCAGCGCACACTTCGTTGTCAGGAACAAAAGCGAGTTTTAGTTTCCCCTTTGCAATGTCGCAGTCCCGGCACCGTTTGATGGTGTACGGATTGTAGTCCGGAATAGTTTTCTTCTCTATGCCAGGATTGAAGTGGAAGATGCCCTTAGTGTCCTTACCCGTTGCCTCCTCACCGAGTGCCATTGCCTCGTCGTGTGGTGTCACGGGGTACTTTGACCTGCGCACCTGTACGACGGTGCAGCGGCAGTTCCAGCCGTTTGGTGGGTAATACTCCTGCCAGAACGGGTCAGACATTGGGAGTGTCACACGATCGAGCGCGGCGTGTTCCGGACGCACCTTTTTGTCTCGCTGAGTGCGGTACTGCAGATTGTATCGGTCGCCGTCCTGCATGAAGCCCTCCCACTTGGCAGCCATGTCAGCCGAGGCCTGGCAGAAGTTATATTCCGCACGGAGGTAGTTCTGGTTGTAGGTGCGGTCTATCCTCTGAACGTCATTCAAAAACTGTTCGAATGGTTTTCTATTGCCGTTCTCGTCGATGAGAGACGGGAACGCCTCGTTGAGTTCGTGGAACGTCTTCATGCCTGAGAAGATGTAGTTCGACCGCTGAAGACGCTGGCGCATGGCATCCGACATTTTGACTTGCTGGAAGCCGGAGTTGAGCGCGTCGGCATGTGTCTCTATGAACTCCTGCATTTTCGGTGTCTCCAGTAACTCTATGCGGAACTGTGACCCCTGTTCCTTGTAGAGTGTCTTCATCATTCCCTCGAACAGGCGCGAGAGTTCCTGACGTATCTCGTCCTCACGGGCGAAAGTGGCGACGGGAAGACCGCCGTCCGCAAGGATTCGGGCATAGCGTTCGTGCAGCCCCAGGTAATCACTGGGGCTCAGTCGAAAAAAGGGCGCGCATTTTGTTCCTGTCGCGTCTTTTTGTCCGGCTTGGGCGTTTTATTGCCTTTGGGGTCTTCATCGTCCTGTGGCGGCTCTGGTGGCGCGACAGGCGGCAACATCTGCCTACGTTCCCCTACAGGCATGTTGTATTTCTCCTCGAAGTAGGCAGGGTCAACCTCATACTCATTGAGCACCATCGTCTCGTATGCCACCTGCTGCTCCGGCGTATAGTCCACTGAGTAGTCCCAGTCGAAGTGGATTCCTTTGAGCGGGAAGCCGTGACGGATCATGTGCGGCAGCAGCTGATTGTTTACCATGTCACGGATGGTGTCGCAGTCCGCCTCGATGAGGTTCTGGAAGACTTCAAGGTGCGTTTCAGACTGTGAGAGGCTGGATCCGTCCTCGATGGTCATAGTCTGCCCGATGATCAGTTTGGAGAGTTCCGAGTTGGCACGATCGATGCGCTTGTCATAGACATTGAAAGCATCGCCCCGTGAAGACTCCACGACCTCGATGTTCGTACCCTCCTGGAATATGCCCCATCCCTCGGTACCCATGTCGGCCATCATCTTTTCCATCTTGGCGAGTTCCTTGTCATCGCGTGTGGTGGTCCGTGCAATGCGCATCGGCATACCGAAGATCTCGGCAAAGGTGTCCCAGAACGCCAGGGCATTTTTCTTCGGGATGGTCTGTGTTGCGGCTTTGAGGTAAAGCCCCAGACTGTCTGGCTGCCCCACCTCAATGAGCCAGTCGGCAAACGGTGTGTCGTGGTAGTCAATGCCGGTGTGCCAGTCCTGTCCGAGGTCAGGAACGACACGGTGATATTCCGGAATGACATGCTTACGCGGAATGAGGCGCACCCCGTCATAGGTCTGCCGTCCGTTTATGTCGGTGGTGATGTTGCCCAGTTCTATGAGCGAGTGCCCCCAGTAGTTAGCGTCGAGGGCGAACTTCATTAGCAGTTTGAACCAGGAGGTGTTGAAGTAGTTTGCTGCCTCCTCGTCCTCGTCACCCTTCTCGTTGACCAGTTTGAAGGAACGGGCCATGACAAAGCCCTCGCGCTGCTGTATGCAGCCGGAGAGGTGCAAATCCACCTCCACATCGCGGTATATGTCGTATAGCCTCTGACGGTTCGGACTATCCACGTTTATTGCCAACTGCCAGGCATTTCTCCAGTCCCCGATATCCTTTCGGGTGAGCGAGTCGGTGGTGCGCTGTAGTTCCATGACCGTCTTCTTGAAGCGCTGCGCATCCTTCTTAGCCAGGCGCAATGTTCCGAACGGGGTGCGCACCAGCAGTTTATTGTCTGTATTTTTGTTTCTCTTTCCCATGATTGTTACCAGTTATGACGTAGTTTCTTCTGACAGCCGTACACCATCGGGAAGCCGACGGGGTTTCCGTCCTCGTCGGTGGCAAGTGGCAGATCCGGCACGATTTTCCCTGCCTGAACTCCCTCCAGCCACTTGATGGCGCGTTCGTAACGTTCCTTTCGTATCTCCATGCCCATCTTCTGCGGTGCCGATGCAGCCATGTGATAGAGTGCGATGTCGCAGGTGTACATGACCACGAGCCTGTTCCGCTCCGTGCCAACGGCACTGAAGATGGCGCTGGTGTCGTATTTGGGTCTGAGGTAGCCGCTGATTTCCTCGACGGCTTCCGTCTCGGCATTGGCCCGGTTCTCCTGGCTGACCTGTGAGACAACCTTCAGAGCCTGGTCGCCGATGACCACCTTGTAGTCTTCATCCGTGATAAACATAGCCAGAAGTTTAGAGTGTTATGTAAAGAGCCTTTGCTTCAAGGTCGGCAATGGTGGTACCTTTCCGGAACACCCCACCGGCTATGAACTTTTTGAGTTCCTGCTTGGAGAGGACTTCGAGGTGTTTGTTAATGACCAGCACCATATATTTACGGTGCGTGATATGGTGAAAGCGGTCTGCTTTCTTGACGGCACGCTTGAAGCGGAAGCCGAAAATGAGGTCTTTAATGAGTTGGAACATATTACCATTGGTTTTTGGAGGTCGGACGTTTGCCGAACCTCGGTGAATAAATCTGTTGTCTTGTATTTCTCTGCAGGATCCAGATGGCACCCTCGTCGGCATCAGGCGCGTCGTCGTTCCCGGACATACCCTTCTCGAATGCCAACAGCTGCTCCAGTCCGGCTTGCATGTCGGGGTCTTCCTTCTGTGCTTGGTCGTAGAACACGAAGCCACGCTCCCAGAGCGGACTGATGGCCTCGATACGCTGGAACTTGTCCGGTTTTTTGCGCGTGTCGCCCGTGATGGGGAGTTGGTAGCCACGCAGATTGCCCTCCTCCGTGAAGTCGTCGAGTATCATATCCTGCATAAATGAAGCCTCCATCGCAAAGCGTATGGCAATGCCTACTTCCTGGCTCCACTCGTAGAGGTCGTAACACCAGCGCACCAGTTCCGCTACCGATGCCTTGCGCACGAAAGCGCGGAGGTGCCAGAGCTCCGTCTTGCGCTTTGCCCATAGTTTGGCCGCCTTGGTGTCGTTGGTCTTCTTGCTTTTCCAGGACGGGTCGATATAGAGGACAAATTCGGTAAAGTCCTTCCACGCTGGACGCTTCGCCCACTTGATCCATTCCTGCCGGAAGACGGTGCCCTCCACGATGGGGTTGTGCATCATCTCCTTGTTCCAGGCACGATAGCCCACGAACTCCATGTACTCACGAGCCTCCTCCTTGGTCCATTTCTCTTTCCATACGGGGTTGCCCTCATTGTCAACGGCATATACCGTTGAGACGTGGACGCCCTTTGTGGCGCATATATTCGCCAGGACGGAAGTCTTGGATATGAGGTTGCCCACCATGAGGAAGCGACCGCGACCCACGTCGAGCGCTCCGAAGAGTGCCTCCTTTACCCAGTCGGTGAGTTCACGGACACGCCGTTCGTTACGGCATAGTTCGTCGTCGTCGAGGTCGTCGATGACAATGTAGTCAGGACGCGACTCACGCTTACGGAGACCACGTGGCGACTGCCCACGGCCACAAGCCAGGAAATACACCCCGTCCTTGGTGGTGAACTCACCCTCCGTCCAGTTGCCGAGCGTCATTTGTTTGCCGAAATCAGCAATGATGCGTTTGTTATACTGGAGCTCCGCCTGAATGTCACCCAGCAGTCGGTCGGCGGAGTCCTCGGACTTTCCGACAATCACCATGAAATTGATGAGCCGCTTCGGTTGGAACATCAACCAGAGCGGCATGAAGATGTCGAAGTGTGTGGACTTGGCGTGACCGCGTGGCCACTTGAAGACCGCCTTCAGGTTCGGCGTGTTTTTTACGAGTTTGGCTGCCGCATTGTGAAATGGGGCATTGTGGATGGTGCGTATGGCTTCGCCAGTCACCTTGTCACGGAGTGTAAGGAAATGCGGAAAGTAATACTCACAGAAAGCGGCATAGTCTTTCTGGAGGCGGCGTATGCGCTGCTCCTTCTGGGTGGCATTCTCACGTACGAGACTTTTCGTGTCGGTCAGGTTTTGGATCTGCCGGCAATGCTCCCTCCACTCCTCCTGTACTTTCTTAAATTCCGCGATAGTGGACATAGTTTAGAGTTCTGCAGGGTGAGACATCTTTTCCATGAGGAACTTGTTCTGGTACTTGTTGATGGCCTTGATAAGTTCCGGCGTGATGTCCGGATCGTAGCAAGCCTGGTCCTGAATCCATCGATTGAATGCCATGAAGACCTCGATGGCATCGATGACGTTTGCCTTCTTGTCGAGTTTCTCAATCGTTGACGAGAGTTTCGACAGTTTGTCGGCGAGTGCCCCGATAGCCTCTGGGTCGCCTGAATCATTGACCTGCGCAATGAGGTTGTCGATAGCGAGGAGCAACTTGTTGACCAGTTCAGGGCGTGAGATATTCTTGGCTGCACGCGCCTCCTTCCATCCGTCGGTGCTGCACCACTTAGAGACAGACTGCCTTGACACGCCCAACTGGTCGGCAATCTCCGTCAGTTCCATGCCGGACATGTACAGTGACCGTCCGAGCTGTTTCTTTCTTTCAATTTCTGCTTTTGTCATAAAAACGTTTTTATTAAAGGAGTTGAAAACTGGTGCAAAGTTGGTTATTTTCAGGCAGTAGAGAAAAAATGTGTGCAATGGTTTCATAGAAGTGTGCAACCGTTTCACACTTTTTTTGTAGGGTCGATTAAAGGACGCAACTTTGCACAAAAAACAATCGCAGCTGTGCGTTTCCGCACAGCATAAAGAACGAAAAAATGAGCAAGACAAAAAGAGTAAGAATCAGCAACGAGAGCCTGAACAGCTACGGCACGAGGGTTCTGACGGCGGGCATGAACGTGGAGCAGTACAACCGTAACCCCGTACTATTGTATATGCACGAGCGCGGTCAGGTCATCGGCTATGTTAAGGACTTGAAGGTGGAAGGTGACGAGGTGACCGGCGAACTGATGTTTGACGAAGCCACGGAACTGAGCCAGCGCTGCAAGAAGCAGTGGGAGTTCGGCAGTCTGAAGATGGTGAGTGCCGGTATCGACATTCTGGAACTGAGCGAAGACCCGAAGCACCTGGTGCAGGGTCAGACCAGCCCGACCATCAGCAAGAGCAAACTGCTTGAGGTGTCGCTTGTTGACATTGGCGCGAATGACGATGCCATCGTGCTGCAGAAAGACGGCAAGCGCATAGAGTTAGGCAAAGACGGCGGTGTAGAGTTGCCGCTGCTGCATAGTAATAACAACAAAAATCAAAAACCAAAGCAAATGGATCAAGAGAAGTTAGCCCTTCAATTGGGCTTGCCTAAGGATGCCGACGAAGCGACCATCAACGCGAAGCTGGCAAAGCTGCAGGCTGACGGTGCGGAGGCTGAGACCCTGCGCCAGGAACGCGACACGCTGCGTGCCGCCCGTATTGAAACCTTGGTGAACGCTGCCATTGCCGAGAAGAAGATCGGTGAGGACAAGAAGCAGCAGTTCCTGGACCTCGGCAAGAAAATTGGTGCCGACGAGTTGAAGCAGACCTTAGACGCCATGTCGCCCCAGGTAAAGCTGAGCAACATCGTGAATGGCGGCGGTGCTCCAGCCGGTGGCCATGCCGAGTACAAGAAACTGAGCGACGTGCCGAGCGACGAGTTGTCGAAGATGCGTGAGCAGAACCCGGCGCAGTACAAGAAACTGTACAAGGCCGAGTACGGCATTGAATGTGAAATCTGAAGTTAAACCAACAAAAAAGAAAAGAGAAATGATTCGACTTTTTGCAATGATCGCTGCGGTTCTGGTGAACTGCGTGATGGGCAGCACCCTTGCTGCCGTGGTCGGCGTTGACCCCGCCGTGGGTGCCGTCGGCCTGAATGTGTTAGCCGCCACCGTGGGCAATGTCGCCCCTGCCGGTAGCCTCCGTGCCGGAGTCTATACCGAGATCTGGACCGGCGAACTGGTGAAGTACCTTCGCCGTGGCCTTGAAGCCACATGGCTTGACGGCATTCCCGACAGTTCGAGTATCGTGAACAATGACGTGATTCACCTTGTGGAGGTAGGCGTTGACCCTGACGTGCTGATCAACAACACGACCTATCCTATCCCCTTGCAGGCACTCAATGACGCAGACATCGCCATTCAGCTTGACAAGTTCCAGACGAAGGTGACCCCTGTGACCGATGACGAACTCTACGCCATCAGTTACGACAAGATGTCGCGCGTGAAGGAGAGCCACGGTAATGCCATCAATGACTCGAAGTTTGCGAAGGCAGCCCATGCGCTGTGTGCGCAGAAGAATACAGCCACCACCCCGGTACTGACTACTACTGGTGCGCGTGATGCCGACACAGGCCGACTGAAGTTGTGCGTCCAGGACATTATCAACCTGAAGCGTGCGCTTGACAAGTTGAAGGTTCCTGCCGACAACCGCCGTCTGGTATTGTGCACCGACCATGTGAACGACCTGCTGGAGACCAGCCAGGTGTTCAAGGAGCAGTACAACATCAACCGCAATGACGGTACCGTAGGCAAACTGTTCGGCTTCAACATCTACGAGTTCGCCAACAATCCGCTGTACACCACCGCAGGTCAGAAGAAAGCCGTCGGTGCTACCGCTGAGACTGGCGAGTTCCAGTGCTCCTTTGCGTTCTACGTTCCCCGTGTGTTCAAGGCCACCGGTTCTACGAAGATGTACTACAGCGAGGCAAGCACCGACCCGGAGTACCAGCGCAACAAGATCAACTTCCGCCACTACTTCGTTTGTCTGCCTAAGAAGGCCGATGCCGGCGGCGTGATCATGAGCGGCTATCAGGCTACTGCAGCAGCTATTCCTGAAGGATAAGTAACCCCAAGTTAAAACCGTAAAAACAGAAAGAAATGAAACTGATTGTAAAGAACGTATTTCGTGACAAGACCGACCATGTGACGGTCTATGAGCCAGAGACCATTCTGGAAGTGAAGGACAAGGAACGTGCTGCCGACCTCGTTAAGCGTGGTCTGTGCGCCGAGTATAAGGGCAAGAAGGATGCCGCCGTGACCCTTGGCGAGGAAACCCCTGAGGCTCCTGCGGAGGGATCACCAGAGACCCCTGCGGAGGAATCACCAGAGACCCCTGCGGAAGGTGAGAAGCCTAAAAGCGAGAAGCAATGAGTAAGCCCCTGCAATATCTTGTAATCCACTGCACAGCCACGCGCGAAGGCCGTGAGGTGAAAAGCAGTGAAATTCGCCACTGGCACACAGACCCTGTGTCGAAGGGTGGTCGTGGCTGGAAGCAGGTGGGTTACACAGATATGATACACTTGGACGGCAAGGTGGAGCGTCTGGTGAAGAACAACGAGGATGCCTTAGTGGACCCTTGGGAAATCACCAACGGAGCAGTGGGCTACAATGCCATCAGCCGCCACGTGGTGTATGTCGGAGGTCTGGCCGTTGACGGTCAGACTCCGAAAGACACCCGGACTGCGGCACAGAAAGCGGCATTGAAAGCCTATGTGCTGGACTTCCACAAACGTTTCCCGAAAGTGAAGATCATCGGCCACAGGGAGGTCGCTAACAAGGCCTGTCCGAGTTTCGACGTTCAAAAGTGGCTCAAAGAAATAGGAATCAATCAATAGTTGATATATGGAAATGGACCTCAGTCAAATCCTCAACGTGATATTAGGCGGTAGCCTGGTCGGTGCCATTATCTCCATCGTGACCATCCGGAGTGCCTTGAAGAAGGCGCGTGCGGAGGCAGAGAAGGCTCTGGCCGAAAGCGACACGGTGAAGATAACAAACACTGAGCAAGCCACCCGTATATTGGTTGAGAACATTGTAGAACCCTTAAAACAAGAGTTGAATGAGACACGGAAAGACCTTGGCTCGACGAAACGCGAGATGGCCCGGCTCAGGAAAGCTATTGACGATGCCAACAGTTGCCGCTATAGTGCTGAGTGTCCTGTTCTTGACAGGATGCGCCGCACATCGAAAGAGCGTGACGAAGGCAAAGGAAGAGCAGTTGTCGGAAACCATCCGCACGGACAGCGTGATTCGCCTGGCTATAGACAGCGTAAGCGAACTGGTAGAAATCCGGACGGAGCCAGTGAAGGTGCCGATGTCGGCGGTGACGTTGACGATAGCGACGGACAGCCTCCGTAGCCTCCCTGCCGGAGCAAGCTATTCAGAGCGCAGCGGTCAGGCGAGCGTGAAGGTATCACGCAAGGCAGCTACTGCCACCGAGCCCGAGTACATCTATGTGTATGCCTCGTGCGACAGTCTGCAGCTGCAGTGCGAGCGTTACGAGCGCCAGATACGGAACCTTCACAGCCAGTACGATGAGCGCCTGAACGAGATGCAAAACCGCTTGGCAGCCACGTCGCATGAACTGGAGGAGGTGAAGGAAAAGCCCCCTAATGCTATTGGAACGGCATTGAAATGGTATTTTTACGGACTATTGTCCGGTATATTAGCAACAATCATCATCTTTATAAAACTGAAAAAATGAACAAGAATTTTATCTACGGCATAGCAGCCGTAAAGTTTGGAACCGCAGTAATCGGTTACATTGAGAAAGGCAGTTGGGACTGGGGCGGCACGAAGCCAGAAACCACCGACGTGGAAGCCGAGCAGGTGCCTGATGCCCCGGTACTGACCTTGGTTCAGAAGAACGGTCAGATCAGCCCGACGTTCAACCTCATCCAGTTAGACTACGAGAACCTGCACAACGTGCTTGGCGGCGAGTTGGTAACTACTGGTGAGGGGCAAAATGCCACCGTTACTGGATGGAAAGCCCCGACGAGCCTTGTGGAGAAGAGCGGCCAGTGGACCATTGACTTCGTGAGCGGTCAGACGATGACCATCCCGAACGGTACTATCCTGGCGAACCTTGGCGGCAAGTTGACCTTGACCGAGGTGTCGAAGGTAGAGTGCCAGTTGAAGGTGAACAAGCCCGCCGCTGGTGGTGCTCCATACGAAATCAACAACACCCCTGCTGAAGGCTGATGGACGCGCATATCATCCAAGAGATCCAGAGAGAGGGAGCGGAAGCCTTGCTGAACGTGGGCGTTTCCCTCCCTCTCAAGGATTTTAAGGTGCCGTTCCGGAAGGAACCGCTGCACCTGAGGCTTACAATGAAGCGCCCGACGATGGCCCGACAGATACAGATAGCGCGGACGTGGCTGAGTGTAGGCATGACGTTGGCTGAGTTCGAAGCATTGGACTATGACGGTCAGATGGCGTTCCTGGCGAAGCACGGCAAGAAGTTGAGCCGCATGATAGCCCTGACGATGCCCCACTGGTGGCTGCCGACGTGCGTATTGTCGTGGTTTATCCGCCACCGCATGAAGTGGGAGTACCAGAAAGCGGCGTTTGAGAAGTTCGTGACCCTGATGGGCACAAGCCCTTTTATGCCTATTATCAGATCAGCAGAGATGGCGAATCCGATGAAGCTGAGACTGAGCCAGGGAAGGAAGGGGAGTTAAAGAGCCGTTGGGAAGGCTCCCATAGCCCCTTCGGATTTATATGGTCGATAGCGAATGCTACAGGCTGGAGTGTTGACTACATTCTGAATGGTGTAAACTACCAGACGCTGATTATGATGATTGCCGACGCACCGCGCTATGTGGATGTGAAGAAAAAGAAAGAGAACCAGAGTGCCGAGGACGAAGCTGCAGGTATTGTCGGCTTTTACCAAAGCCAGTTGAAGTAACGAGGTTGCGATGCCATCGCAACAAACAAAACAAGAAGCATGAAACCAGTAGAGATAGAGTTCCTGATGAAGGACGGCTTGTCGAAAGGAGTAGATAAGAGCCGTGCAGGTATCGAGCAGTTGCTTGATGCCTCTCGTCGTTTAGGCGAAGTTCTGAGCCAAAGCGGTGAGGAAGGAGCAAGGGCTTCAGACAAATACAACAGCAAACTTGTCGGTTTGCGTCAAGGGGTGGAAAAGATGTCCGCCTCCCTGAAGGCTATGGGTGTGTCTGAAAAAGAGACAGCCGGTGTGCTGATGAAGTCGAGCGAGCAGAACGTGAAGTTTGTCGAGGCACAAGCCGGACGGCTCCGTTCTATGGAAGATACACTGCGCTCTGCCCTGGAGAGTGGAAATACTGCATTGGCTGAAACGACCAAGCAAGAAATGGAACAGGTGGAGACCTGGATGAACGAAGCACTTGATGCTATACAGAAAAATGCAGAACTGATACCCACTATCGTCAAGAATGCCTCCTCTACAGTTCCAGATCAGCAGACCGAGAGTATGAGAGCGCAACTTAGACTGCTGACCAATGAGATTGCCAGTACCACCGTTGAATATCGCCGAATGACTGATGCGGAGAGAAACTCCGCTGCTGGTATGGAACTGAAGCGTAAGTTGGAGGACCTGATAAAGAAAGCCGGAGAGTTGCGTGATGCGATGGACGATGCCAACACCCAAATTCGTGGAGAGGCTTCCGACACAAAGCACTTGGATGGTATTGCGCAAGGCTTGAATGTCGTTACATCCTCTGCAGGTGCCGCTGTGAGTGTTTTCCAGATGTTCGGTGCAAGCCAGGAAGATTTGATAAACATTCAAACTAAACTCCAGGCAACACTCGCCATCAGCAATGCCCTGACTGTTATTCAGAACAACCTCCAGAAAGAGAGTTCCCTTATGATGGGAATCCGTACCGTTCAGGAGAAAGCACATGCGGCAGCAATCTCTATACGAACAGCAGCCGAAGGAAGAGGTATAATTGTGACCAAGGCTGCCACCATAGCGCAGGCTGCTTTCAATCTTGTGGCTAAAGCAAATCCTTATGTACTCTTGGCGACAGCCATCCTGACTGTGGTAGGCGCGTTGGTGGCCTTCACGGTAGGCTCTAAAGAAGCAACAGCAGCCGAGAAACGTCAGCGAGAGGAAAGTGAGCGTCTGAGGAAGCAACAGGAAGACATGTCCCGTGCCCTTGGTCAGGCGGCAGGTAACGTGGAGGCTAAATATCGTTCCCTGCAACAGCAATGGAGCCGCTTGAAGACAGAGAGCGAGAAGAACAAGTGGATCAAGGAAAACGCCAACAAGTTTCATGAGTTAGGATTGAATGTAAACTCCGTGACCGATGCGGAACAAGTGTTGGTGAATATGGCTCCGCAAGTCATAGCTGCATTAAAAGCCGTAGCAGAGGCTGAGGCGTATAGTGATCTCTATAAACAGGCTATCAAGGAACGTGCGGAAAAGTGGGAGCACCGTGTGAAAAGCCGTGCGACTGGAGATTACTATACGACAGCCAAACAAGGTGAGAAGATTTCTGATGATGAATATAGGGCTGCAGGACTGACGGCTGGGGACATCAACTACAGTACAATGTATTCCCCCAGTGCCGGAATATCCTACACACAGAACCTTGGCTTAACTAAATCGGGCGTGGATAAGGTGAATGCCTATCGTAGAGAACAAGCCAGAGAAACGAACAGGCAACTCCAGGCTGGTCTTAACGAAACAGTGGATTTCTACGCAGACAAATGGGAACAGGCAGAACAGAAGGCTGCTGAAGCCAAATCAAAAATACCAGCTCATCTCCGTTACAATGGTGGCGGCGATTCCGGAGGCTCTGGAGGTTCTGGAAGAAATGGTGGTGGCGGCAATGGTGGCGGCAATGACCTTAAAGAAGAGGAAGACCGTGCCGAGGCACTTACAGAACTACAGGCAAAGAACCGTCAAGCTGAGATAGACCTGATGGCGGAGGGGGCGGAAAAAAAACGTGCCCAGTTGCGTCTGGACTATGACAAAGAGATAGCGGAACTTGCTGCTCTTGAAAAGGAATGGCGCGATGCGCAGAAGGGAGAACTGACTAAGGACCAAAAGGACGCATTAGATGCTGCCCGTACCTTGGCAAAATCAAAACTTGCCGCAGGAGAGGCTGAAATAGCAGATGAGGAAGCGGAACGGGAAAGAGTACGCCGTAAGGCACAACTACAGTCGATGCGCCAGTACCTGAAGGAATATGGCGATGAATTACAACAAGAGTTGGCTATCACGGAGGACTATCGGGATCAGATTGCAGAAGCGCGTGCCAATGGTGACGAGGGAAAAGCGTTGCTCCTTGAACGGAAGCTACAGGAGGAATTGAGCAATAAGAGACTGACCAACTTGCGCAACTCGCAAGAGTACATTCGCGCGTTTGAGAATTTGGGCAATACCTCAACCCAAACATTGCAGTCACTCATAAAGAAGTTCGAGGATGCCAAGGAAGCAGCAGCCAAGAGCCTTGACCCCTATCAACTGAGGGAGTACACAGAGACTCTTCAGCAGATGTATGATGAACTTGATAACCGAAACCCATTTGAGGCTCTGACTAAGGCATTGAAAGACCTTGCAGACGCTCAGAAAGAAGTTAAAGATGCGCAGGACATCTATGACAAAGTAAAGGGAGGCCATACCGTTATCAATGCTTCAACAGGCAGCACCTATACGGAAGCAGAGGCAAGCCGACTGCTCGCCGCAGCCAAAGACAAAGAGTCGAAGGCTTATACCAAGCTGATTAAAGCATCAACGGATTGTGCGAAAAGACTTAATCAGTTTGCTGACACATTGAACCAACTCGGTGAGATGGTCGGCGGGAAACTTGGTGACTCTCTTGGTGCCCTCGGCAATATACTTGGCTCTGTTGGTGGTGCCTTTGAGAACATCAAGAATATCAACGTCAATGCAACAGGCTTCGAGAAGGCGCTTGGGCAGTTCTCAGCCGTGGCAGGTACTGTGTCCGCAATGGTTGATATGAACCTGGCACTCGACAAACTGCTGCCGGATGCGGAGTCGCTGTACGAGCACTATGCTGCCAAGCAACGTGAGCTTAACGAGAAGCGAATGCGTATGATTGAGTTGGAGATTGAGCAGTTGGAACAGCGACTCACCAGCGAGTCATGGTTCTACGAGAACGGATTGACTCAACTAAAGAAGAACGCAGAACTGAACGCACAATACGCAAAGGCTTATGGTGAGGTAGCTGCGATGCCGCAAGAAATCTATAGGAATGCCAGTAGCGGTTTCTCAAAATGGGCGCCAGCCATCTTGGGAGCGATTATAGGTATAGTTGCAGGTATCCTGACATTCGGTGCAGGGGCAGGTCCAGGAGCAGCCCTTGGTGCAGCCATCGGTTCTGCGATTGGAGGAACGGCCATCGGTGCCGCCCTTGGTGCGACCGTTGTGGCCGCCATCGGCACAGCCATCTTCTCAGGCGTCGGAGCCGCATTGGGTAATGCTGTCAGAGCCGGTATTGACGGTCTGACCTATAAGGAAGGTCAGACTGCCGCCATCAACAACATGCGTGTGCAGACAAGGCATAAAACATTCTTCCGATCAGAAAAGACGCAAGACTTGCAGTCGTGGGTGAAAGAGAATTGGGGACAAGACTTGTTCGAGGAAGTCAAAGGTGTGCAACTCATCGACCCAGAGGTGGCAAAGAAAATCTTGGAAAAAGGTCCGACTTTGGTTGGCGAGACGCGTGAGACTCTTGAACAACTGCTTGAATACAGCGAAAAGATACGGGAATTTATCGACGAGGTGCATGAATATGTGTCCGAAGCATTCTCCCCCCTCGTTGATAATCTCACGGATGCTTTGTGGGATTGGCTTTCCAATGGTGAAGATGTCATGGATAAGTTCAGAGAGTATGCCGCTGATACGTTCAAAAACATAGCGCAGGACGCTCTGAAAGCCATGATAACGAAGAATATCTTCGAACCGTTCCAAGAGCAGCTTGAAGATTTGACCATCGCCTACTCGACAGGTCAGATTGACGAGACTGCCTATATGGCCGCTGTTGCTGAGTTCGCCAAGCAAGCCTCCGCTGCTATTGAAGCCCAGTTGCCAGTCCTGCAAAACGCTGCACAGGTAATGGAGATGGCTATGGAGGGTGCAGGTATCGACATTGTTGGTAATGACACCGTTCAGCAGAGCGGCAAGGCCGGAGCCTTCACGACGATGAGCCAGGATCAGGCAGGCAAACTGGAGGGGCTGTTCGTAAGCGGACAGATGCACTGGGCGAGCATGGACGACAGGCTGGAGGACGTAGCCAGCCGTATGAGTTCGGTGCAGGACCACCTGCGCCAGATAGCAACGAACACGGGCAGCAGCGCTCAGTCGCTGGGTGAGATTAAGGAAGACATCAAGAAAATGATACGTGACGGACTGAAAGTGAAATAGATTATGGCACATATACTATCAGGACAGGTGCTGATTAACGGCACCGACATCTGGCAGGAGTACGGCGTGTTCCTGACGGAGGAGAAGAAAGGCGGCAGGGATAACCTGAACGCCATCCTCACGCCGAGCAAGACGAAGACGCACGTAGGTGTTGACATCAGGGAGGCTAACGGCAAGAAATACTCCCGGACGCTGACGGTGGCGAACCAGGAGCGCGAGGTGACGCTTCACTTTGCCCAATATGCGCAGACGAGGACGGAGTGGCTGCAGAAGTACCAGGCGTTCATCCAGTTCCTGAAGACGGGCGAGAACGGCTGGCTGACGGTGCGTTTCCCCTCCCTCGGACTGACCCTGCGCATGTATTATTCGTCGAGCACCCAGTTCCGGAGCCTGACCTATCTGTGGAAGGAGGGTGTGCAGGCAGGACGTTACAAGGTGACGTTCAAGGAACCCGAACCCATTATATAAACGATATTAAAACGTCATTAGAATATGCTTCTAACACTATATGACCAGTACGGCAATGAGAAAGCGGAACTGCAAGCCAACGACAGCAGTACGCAGGACAAGGAGGTTCAGGCAGACAATGTGCTGAGCCTGGGCTTCACGCTGTATGAGCATGTGGCCATCGACGTGAATGACTACGTGGACTTCGGCGGTGAGCGTTACTGGGCCGTGGAGAAATACGAGCCTGCGGAAAAGAGCAGCGTGGAATGGGAGTACAGTCTGAAGCTGTACGGCATAGAGAGCCTTATCAAGCGTTTTCTGGTACTGAACAACACGGACGGCGATAACGAGGCAGTGTTCACGCTGACCGCCCGTCCCGTGGATCATGTGCGCCTGATAGTGAAGTGCATCAACGACGGCATGGACCAGACAACGAACTTCAAGGTGGGCAGCGTGGAAGGCACCGATAACGTGGTGATCAACTACGAAGGCAAATACTGCGATGAAGCCCTGAAAGAACTTGCCGAGACGGTAGGCGTGGAATGGTGGTTTGACGGCGAGACGCTGAACCTGAGCCGCTGTGAGTGGGGCAGCGCGGTTGTGCTTGGCTACGGCGAGGGGCTGACCAGCCTGGAGCAGGACAAGGCCGACAACGTGAAGTTCTACACGCGGCTGTTCCCGATAGGCAGCAGCCGGAACATCGACAGGGAGCGCTATGGCGCAAGCCGACTGCAGTTGCCCGGCGGTGCGAAGTATGTGGACATGGGCGACCTTGTGCAGAAATACGGTGTCATACACCACTATGAGCAGGAAGCCTTCAGCGGCATCTATCCACGGCGGGTCGGTGTGGTGAGCAGCGTGCGCTCGAGAGAGGTGCAGGACAGCGACGGCAAGCCCTATACCATCTACTACTTCAAGGACAACGGCCTGACGTTTGACCCGAACGCCTACGAGATAGGCGGTCTGGTGAAACACGTGAGTTTTCAGGAGGGCTCAGAACTTGCCGGACTGGGGACGGACAATGACCACTACTTTGAGGTGAACTTCGACAGCGAGACACGCGAGTTTGAGATCATCACGATATGGCCCTACGATGACGACCGGCAGTTGCCCGGCGACACGTTGGTACCGAAGCCCGGTGACAAGTATATTCTGTGGAACATCCGGATGCCGGACGAGTATTACACGCTTGCCGAGACCGAGTTCCAGAGCGCTGTGGAGGAATACAACCGCAAGCACACCCAGGACGTGAGCCGCTACAAGGCGCCGACCGACCATGTGTGGATAGAGGACACCGGCACGGAACTGGAGGTCGGGCGACGTGTGCGCCTGAAGAGTCAGGAGTATTTTCCGAGGCTGGGCTACAGAGAGAGCCGAATCACACGCATAAGCCGGAGCGTGAACCTACCAAGCCAGATGGACTTGGAGATTAGCGACGCACTGAGTAGCGGAACACTGGATAAGATAGACGATGCCATCAGCGACGCGAAGAGTTATGCCGGCAGCATACTGGGTGCGGTGAACGTCCCCGACCTTATCAGGAGTTGGGACGAGACAAAGCCGACGGACAACAACATCTACAGCGCGCGGCGGACGCACAAGGAGTTCCTGAGCAAGAACACTGCAGACAGGGCCAAGAAAAAGATCATCTTCGACGAGGGCATCGAGGCTGGCGACTTTGAAGCCGGTTCACGAGGCGGCCATATCGACGGCCAGGGCAATGCCGAACTGCTGACGCTGGTGGTGCGCCAACTGCTGCGCAGCGCGAGGTTCGTGGACGGCTTCGGCGGTGAGGGATGGCAGTTGTGGATAGATGAGCAGGAACTGGCTAACCTGACCATCGACAAACTGACGGTGCGCCAGGTGATGACCGTGTTTGAACTGCTGGTAGAGAAAATCCGTAGCGTTGGCGGTCAGATTGTGGTGAGTGCCGCCAATGGAAAAATAAAGACCGTGGAGGAGGTGGACGGCTACTACAAGATCACCTTCGAGCAAGAGAATACCTTCCAGGCACACGATTTGATGCGCAGCCAGACCTTCACAGGCGGCAACCTGAAATCGTACTGGGTGGAGGTGGCTGCAGTTGACGGCAATTCGGTACTGGTAGAAACGAGTGAGTTTGACGCCAGTCTTCCGGCTGAAGCCGACGAGGTGGTGCTGATGGGCAACACCGAGAACGCGCTGCGCCAGAACCTGATACTTATATCAGCCACCGAGGACGGCCAGCCTCGCATAGACGTGATGGACGGTGTGAAGGCGAAGAACTTCACGGACTGCCTGCGTGCGCGTCTGGGCAACCTGGACGGCATCAAGGATGACTGGTTCCCGGCAGACAACCAGCCCCACGGCAACGGCCTGTACAGCGACAACGCCTACCTGCGCGGCACGTTCCTGTTGGTAACGGGCGAAGACATCAAGACAAAGTTTGAGATAACTGAGGGCAAGATAGCAAGTAGCGTGAGTGCGCTGCGCCAGGACTTTGCCATTGACAGAGGCTACCTGAACAACCCCAGTTTTGACGAGGGGCTGAGCAAGTGGCTGACGGAGAACGAGACAGTGTTCTGGCTGGTTGGTAACAAATGGATCTGGGCCAACGAGAACGTGCTGACCAAGAAAGGCGACGGTGCAAGCGTGACGAAAGACGACGGTCGTGTGGTGGTCAGGATCAAGAACAAGTATATCACCCAGAAGAACGCGAACCTGCGCAGCAAGCCGACGATGGAGACGAACCCGACGACGGGACAGAAGGAGGCGAAGCCGGTATATCTGAGTTTCCTGTACCGCTGCGCGGAGGCTGGCACGCTGAAGGTGCGTTTCGAGGGTGTTGACAAGGCTGGCTTCGAGAACTTCAACTCTATGGACGTGGAGGAAGAACTGGCAGTGACCGACGGCTACAAGCAGTACACCTGCAACGGGCTGTGGAACGGCACAGGCGACTTCAAACTGAGTTTCACTGGCGACATCTACCTGTATATGCTCATACTGAGCACAGACAAGATTGAGAGCCTGACGTATAAGTACCGGACGCTGTTCGAGCAGAGTGAGAAGCTGGTGAAGATAGCCGCCCAGAACTTCGACCAGAACGGCAACGTGCTTGCTGAGAGCGGCATTATGGTGAAAGCCGAGGGCACCGGCATCTATGCCCAGGGTCCCGACGGGAAACTGGCACTGATAGGCGTTGGCGTGGAGGAAAGTTACACCGACGAGGAGGGTCAGGAACAGACGCGGACGGTGATTAAGCTGACCGCTGACAACATCAAACTGGAGGGACTGGTGACAGCAAACCAGAATTTCAAGATTAAGGAAGACGGCAGCATCGAGGCTGTGAATGGTAAGTTCACAGGAGAAATCAATGCCAGCAGTGGAACGATAGGCGGTTTCGCCATAAGTTCTCATTCTCTGGTATCGCAAGACTACGATGGCAGTGAAATGTATCTTAGCAGCGATCTGTTGCGTTTCACGGACACTAACGGCACGAACAATAGTGTCTATATAGGAGCCGATACCGTCCCCCCATCTTCCGGCGGCTCTTGGTCGTGCCCGATGCGTGTTAGCGTGGAGCGTGACGATGGTGATGACGGTATCAAAATATACTCAAATATAGGAATCCATATCAGCGCGACTGGTGCAAAAAGTTGGGATGACATGCCCTTCACCGGCAATCATGCCCTGTATATTGCCGACGGTGACATTTGCGGTTTCCGTCTTCGCACCCGTCGAGTAAGCAAGAACCAGACGCTGAGCGACTATGACGGCGTGATACTGACAGTAGGCAGCGAGAATATTACCCTGACCCTTCCTGCTAACCCGAAAGAAGGTCAGATTTATATGTTCAAGCAGATGTCTTCGGGCAGTTATACCCTACAGGTTGGCGACTCCAGCCATAATATCAATGACGGGCGAACAAACAGGAAACAGTCTTGGACTGTAAATTCTGGATGTTTTGTGATTCTCGTCTGGGACAGAGTGAACAAACTCTGGTGTGCAGGATATACGAACAACAACTAAAAATACACAGCAATGGCAAAAATCAATTTTCAGCAATTTGAGATGTGGGACGGCATCGCCCACAGACAAAAAACGACTGTAGATGCCCGTGAAGGTATTGCAGACCTCATATATCGCAATACCATAGGAATGCGTGGTCATTCGCTTGCCCATAAAGTGTATGAGAGCGAAGGTGCCATTGACTACACAGAAGAGGAAGTCCGTACGCTATGTGGAATAGTGGAGCGTCTTGGCACGGGTCCCGCTATCGACGGACTTCACGAGCAGTTGAACCTGAACAATAAGGAGGATTAACTATGACAGAGCAAGAGAAACAAGAAATCAAGCAGGAAGTGCTGAACGCCATCAAGAGCGAGAGCCAGGGCGTGACGGAACTGGAGGAAGTGTCGAGCCTTGACGGGGTGAAGACCCTGCCCGCGCTTCGCGGCACGGAACTGGTGAGTGCGCCTGTAAGTCTGCTGGGCAAGCCGGCTACCGATGCGGCAGCGCAGGCACTGGCAGCGAAAGCAGCGGCAGAAGGAGCAGCCGGAACCGCCAACACCGCCGCGGGCAATGCCGACGCAAAGGCTCAGGCGGCACAGACGGCGGCACAAGCGGCCACGGATGCGAAAGAAGCGACGGAGCAAGCCACACAAGCAGCCGAAGCCGTGGTGGAACAATATGAGGACGTGGCAGTGTTGGCTCGGAACGGTGCCACAGCCCGTTTTGCCGGCATATTGGATGACGTGACGCTGGCGGAGCAGAGCTTCACCAGTGTGGATGCCATCTACTATGTGACGGCGAAGAAACTGTTTGTCGGCAAGAATGGCACAAGATACAGCATGTCTTGGAAAGGTTGTGAAATGTACAACGACCTGACCGCTGACCCGATAGGCATCAGGAAGGACAAACTCTACCTGCAGGGCGACACACTCTATGCCTGGAGCGACGAAGATAATGCCCTTGTGGAGGCCAGCGGCACCGGCGGCGGCAATACCATCAACGTGACGGAGACCTATCCGCTGGACAATGGCTTTTACACCCTTGCCACCGCCATCAGAGCCGTGGAGGAGAAGAAGCGCGTGAAAGGCGCATGTGTGACCTTCGAGGTGAGCCAGGGCAAGTGGCAGACGAAGCAGTTTGTGGGTACCAGCCTGACCAGTTGGGAGAGCGAGAGCAGCTGGGACGACTTCGGCGGTGGCGGCACGGTGAAGAGCGTGACGCTGAACGGTCAGAAGAAGACCCCCGACGCCCAAGGCAACATAGACCTGACGGTGGACGAGTTGACGGTGGATGCGAGCCTGGATGCCCAGAGCACGAACCCTGTGGAGAACCGCGCCGTTGCTGGCAAGTTCAACGAGATAGAGAGTGCGACCCTGTTTGACAGCGACGTGGAGGAAGGCGACGACGGCACCCAGACGGTGACGCTGAAGAACAAGAGCGGTGCGGCCATTACCCAGTTCACGCTGGCAGCCGGCGGTGGCGGTGGCGGCGGCGACACCCAGGCGACGAAGATTGTGCTGGGCGCAAGCGTGAACCAGGGCATCATCAAAGAAGGCGGGAACTGCGTGCTGACGTGGAGCTATGACCATCAATATACCAGCGGCGATGATGCAGGCCAGACAACAGGGCAGAAGGCAACGGTGGAGATAAGGGTGCTTCGAGGCTCCATCCTTGCCTACAGCGTCACGACGGAAGACGTGAGCAAAGGCACCTACACGCTGGATGTGAGCAAATACCTGCAGGTGGGCACGACCGACATCTACGTGAAGGCGACGACCACCGACCCGACTACGGGCAAGACACAGACGAAGCAGGCGTATGCGAACGTGAAGGTGGTGAACCTGAGCCTGCAGAGCAGTTACAGCCTGAGCAGCGGTCTGAGCACCGGCGGCTACGGCTCGACGGAAAGCGCGGTCATCCCCTACACCGTGCAGGGCACCGGCACGAAGGTCGTCACCCTGTATGTGGACGGGAGCCAGTACGAGACTGCGACCGTGACCAGGAGCGGCGCGACTAACGGCAGTTTCACGATACCGATGAGCGGACTGACCATAGGCCGTCACACGGTGCAGATGGTGGCCGAGATGGATGCCAGCGCCGACCTGACGCTGAGGAGCGAGAGCATCTACATGGACATCTTCAAGGCCGGCAGCAGTGCCCCGCTGATCGGCACGAAGCACACGTTCCAGGACGGACGCATCTTCACGACAGACCACCGCACCCCACGTCTGGCAGCCGGACAGTATGAGCAGCTGACCTTCGAGTATGCCGTGTATGACGCAGGCGTTACCCCTGCCCCGATGAGTGTGTGGCAGAACGGGGAGAAGGTGCAGGACGTGTCGGTTCCCCGTAGCACCCAGACCTACGCCAACCGCTTCACGGAGCAGGGCGCACAGACCATGAAACTGGTGAGCGGCGCGACGGAATACCCGTTCTATATCGACGTGAGCAAGAGCAGCATCGACGTGGAGGAAGCGACCCTTGACCTGCGGCTGAAGCTGAGCGCCGCCGGCAGGAGCAACGGCGAGAGCGACCCCGTGCACTGGGAGCACGGCGAGGTGAAGACCACCTTCGAGAACGTGGACTGGCAGACGAGCGGGTGGACCGGCGAGTCGCTGAAGCTGATGAACGGCGCGAAAGCCTACATCGACTTCAAGCCCTTCACGCAGGATGCCGCCACGACGGGCCGCACGTTTGAGGTGGAACTGAAGGTGAGCAACATCACGGACAAGGAGAGCGACGTGGTGAGTTGCCTGGACGGAGTGAAGGGCTTCCAGATCACGGCAGACAAGGCCATGATGTACACCGGCTCGACGAAGGAGGTGGAGGACGAGGACGGCAACAAGACCACCCAGCCCGTGGGCGTTGGCCGCCAGTACGGTCAGGATATGTGGGTGAAGATTGCTTTCGTGATTGGCAAGCGCTCAGAAGGGCGCCTGATGGAACTCTACGTGAACGGTACGCGCTGCGCTGCCGACATCTACGGTGACAGCGACAACTTCATGCAGGACACGCCGAAGGGAATCACGCTGGACAGCACGGGTGCAGACGTGGAGGTGCGGACGGTGCATGTGTATGACCGTGCGCTGAGCGACGACGAGGAAATGGACAACCACATCGTGAACCGCCAGACGCTGGACGAGATGGCCGCCCTGTTTGAAGAGAACGACGTGCTGGGCGAGGACGGACGGAGCATCGACTTCCAGAAACTGCGTAACAAGGGCAAGGGCATCATGCTCGTGGTGCGCCAGGGCGGACTGGACCCTGTGAACGCCGAGAACAACAAGAAGACCGACTTCCTTGCCGACGTGCACCTGTGGCTTCCGGACGGACGGTACATCTACCTGCACAACGTATATATCAGAATCCAGGGCACGAGCTCGACGAAATACCCGACGAAGAACTACCGCATCTACTGCGCGAAGGGAGAGAATCCGGAGATGTATATCAACGGCGTGAAGCAGACGGAACTGAAGATCGCCCTGCGCGTGGGACAGAAGAAAGTGAAGATCCTTTGTGCCAAGGCTGACTACTCAGACTCGTCAATGGCTCAGAACACCGGCGGCGCGAAGCTGTGGAACAACCTGATGAAGTCGCTGGGGTTCCTGACCCCGCCTCAGCAGGTGGACAGCAACGTGAGGACAGCCGTGGACGGTTTTCCTATCGACGTGTTCTCGGCAGAGAGCCTGGAGGACACGCCGACCTACTACGGCCAGTACAACCTGAACCACGACAAGAGCGACTGGCAGGCTATCATCGGCATGGAAGGCGTGGATGGTTTCACGCCGACAGAACCCATCGCCTTCGAGTTCCTGAACAACACGCAGCCGCTGTGCCTGTTCCAGGGACAGAGCGACCTGGACGCGCAGGCGGCAGCGGAGTTTGACAACGCCCTGGAGTTCAACTACCCGGCGAAGACGGGTGGCGAGGATACGAAGTGGGCCAATGCGCCGACGGCGAAGAAAAACGCCTTCAAGCGTCTGTGGGGCTGGATTAGGGACTGTGTGCCGGCAGGCGCGACACCGAGCGACGTGAGCACGTTTGTCTCGAGCGAGTTCAAAACGGAGGTGAGCCAGTACCTGAACCTGAACTTCCTGCTGTGCTGGTGGCTGTTCACGGATTACTTCGCCAACGTGGACCAGCGGGCGAAGAACATGATAGCCGCGACGTGGGATGCGCTGGTGTGGTATCTGCTGTATTACGACGGCGACACCCAGATTGGCGACCGCAACGACTCGATGCTGGCATACCTGTACAACGTGACGCGAGAGACGTGGGACAGCGACAAGAACAAATACGCCTTTGAGGGCCACGACTCGTGGCTGTGGTGCCTGGTTCTCGCCAACTTCAAGGATGAGATCAAGGCGATGGCCACGACGATGAGAGAGAAACTGACCGAGGAACTGGTGAACCAGATGTTCGACGAGGAGCAGCAGGGGAACTGGTGCGGCAGAGCCTACAACAAGAGCGGCGAAATCAAGTACATCAAGCCCCAGACCGAGGGTGTGCAGACGAAGACCGGCATCGTGAAGTACCCGTATATCTACGCCCTGAAGGGTGACAAGCAGGCATTCAGGCACTGGTTCATCCAGAACCGCTTCGCCCTGCTCGACGCGAAGTATGAGACGGGCAACTATCTCTCTGACAACATAGACATGTATATGAGCCGCCAGGCGACGGAGGCGGCCAACACCATCGTGGTGAAGGCGAGCGAACTCTACTACTTCGGCTACGGCACGAACAACGCCCCCCACCTGCAGCCGAGCGAGGAGGCCAAGAAAGGCGGCACGGTGACGCTGGTGTTCAGCAACGCCTTCACGGTGAACGACCCGATAAGAATCTACGGCGCGAGCCGCATTGCCGAACTGAACATGGAGGGAGCGGCGAACAACCTGACGGGTGACCTGAACCTGAACAAGTGCAAGGTGCTGCGTGTGCTTGACCTGCAGACGAACGGGAGCGGCAGCACCGGCTGGTGTCTGGTACTGGACCAGTGCCGCCAGTTGACCGACGTGAACCTGTACGGTCAGGCGAGTGCGAAGACCGGCACGCTGAGCAGCACGGAACTGGACTTCAGGAACCAGACGCGACTGAAGACGCTGGACGCTCGCGGCGTGAACGTCCAAGCGGTGCTGTTTGCTCAGGGCTGTCCTCTGACGACCGCCAAACTGGGCAGCAACATCCAGACGCTGAGACTGGAGTATCTGCCCGACCTGAAGGAGAGCGGACTGACGCTGCAGAACTGGCGGACGGTGAAGACGCTGCGCTATGCCGGTTGCCCGAACATCAGCTGGCAGTCGATGATCAGCAAGTGCGTGAACGTGGAACGTGTGCGCATCGAGGGCATCAGCGTGGAAGACGACGGAACCCTGCTGAACCGCTACAAGAACCTGAAGGGCGTGGACGCGAGCGGCAACGCCGTGGACTACTGCGCCCTTGTGGGCACGGTGCAGCTGACGAGCTACATGGACGACGAGGACTATGCCGCCATGCAAGCGAGATACCCGGAGCTGACGATCCTGCAGCCCGACTACTCGATGCTGGAGTTTGACGACACGGTGAGCGACGACGCCAACGTGAGCAACCTGGACAACGGGACGGGCTACAAGTTCGGCACGGACTATGTGGCGAGCGGCCATGTGCTGGCACTGCTGAAGAGGCGCTACCGCTGCCTGGCGAAGGTGACGAAGAAGCCGACCTCGCGGAACATCACCCATGCAGGCGTGGCGACGACGCAGAACAATGGGGATGGCGAGGCGACCATCTATCCGCTCCATGCAGAGAACTCGAACTACTACGCCGATGCCCAGGAACTGAAGAACTGCTCGGCGGCTAAGCTGGACAGCACGGAGGGCGACTGGATGATGTATGAGCCCCACCGCTGGTTCAAGGGTGTGAACGACTACCTGAACGGCAAGCACTATGCTTGCTGGAGCAGCAACGAGCGTATGCCGAAGAAGCCGGACTGCGACATTGTGACCCTGGACGAGATCAAGGATGCCGGTGACTACCGGAATAACTACAAGATCATGAGCGGCAAGGAGACGCTGGCGCAGAGCTACACGGCAGACAACAGCTACGCCGTCTGCAGGGTGGGCGTGAGCGGCTACAAGAAAGTGCGCTTCCCAAGTGTGCCAGGCACGAACCTTGTGTGTGCCGTGTTCACGGACTCAGCTGGTCTCGTAGTGGGCACGGTAGTGGTGAGCACGCTCGGCTCGAAGTTCGTTGCCGGCATGTACCTGATAGCCGACGTTCCGGCAAATGCCGTTGCCCTGAACTTCTCGATTCTGAAGACTGCGGAGTTTGACATGGTGGTGCTGAGCAACAGCACGAAGATAGAGGACATGGAACCCGACTGGGTGGAGGTGGAGCCCTACCTGTGCGCCGTAGTGGGCAGCAGCGTGGTCGGGGACAAACTGAGAGCCTGTATCACCGGCGGCTCGACAGCAGCGAGCATGACGTGGACTGACTTCCACTTCTACTCTGCCCAAAGAGGTATGCAGCAGATAGACGGCCTGATGCACAACGACATCGCCAACCTGTTCTTTGCCAAGTACGGGCGGCGAGACAGCCAGATGCAGTGCGGCGCGGGACAAAACTCAAACACCAGAACCACCGGCGGCACTGCGAAGATAGGCATGCAGGACACGGTGAACACGAACGGCACGACCGTGGGCGGCGTGGAAGGCAACGGTAAGGCCTTCTACAAGGAGACGAACACGGACGGCGAGACGGTGTTCTACCAGTTGAACAACACGAACTGCCTCGGCTACGAGGACATCTACGGCCATAAATATGATATGATGGACTGCGTGGACGTTCCGAACGACAGCGGTAACGGCGGCAAGTGGCGATACCTGATGCCTGACGGAACATACCGACGGGTAAAGGGCGTGGAGGCCACCGGCTGGATCAACGGCGTGACACACGGAAAATATATGGACGTGGTGCCAGCAGCCGCTTCGGGCAGCAGCACGACATACTATTGTGACTACTATTACTACAGTGGTTCCACAGGCCGTGTGGTCTATCGCGGCAACAACCACGCGTATGCGAATGGCGGTGTGTCGTGCGCGTATGCGTTTAGCGATGCGTCGAGCTCGCATGCGTATGTCGGGTCGCGTCTGGCCTTCCGCGGCAAAATCGTGGTGGCGGAGAGCGTGGCCGCGTACAAGGCGGCAGTCGAGGTAGCGTAAGCGGAAAAGCGAAAACGGGAGCGAAGCGACAAAGCGTAAAGCGTGATGTCTGAGGTACGAAGACATCAAGAAATACGGGCGTAAGCCCGTCGAAGTTGGTGGAATTTTCGGTAGCCTCGCTGAAAATGAGTACCTTTGCAGTCGGAAAGCTGACAATATGCACTTTTCAGGGTGGAAGCTCCCATAGGCCGTGTGGTCTATCGCGGCAACAACAACGCGAATGCGAATGGCGGTGTGTCGTACGCGAATGCGAATAACGATGCGTCGAACTCGAATGCGAATGTCGGGTCGCGTCTGGACAACAACCAAAGAAACTGAAATCGGCGTACAGCGACGGGGACGTGTCCCCAGTGCGGTGCCGAGGGAGCCGAGCCCCACCAACAGCGGCTTAACCTCTATAAAGAGGACATGACACCGCTCATGTGCCGGAAAGGTGAAAAACGGAGTGACGGGTAGAGTTTGGTAGGTCGGTAACGGCTCGAAGAACTTGGACCCACGGAAGGAAGGCTTCGGCCTTCGCAAACAACAATTTTTGAACTATGCGCAGAGAAGGTTACATCATTGAGGAAATCGTTGAGTACGGCAATATGTCGGACTCCTTCGATACGGTGCTCCGAGGCACGAAGCGGAAACGCTCACGCCAGGGGCGCTGGCTCCTTGCGCATAGGGACGAGGTGATACGGGACCTGACGGAGCGTATAGCGTCCGGCACGTTCACCGTGAAGGACTACAGGGAGCGCGAGATCGTGGAAGGCGGCAAGCTGCGCAAGATACAGGTGCTCTCCATGTATGACCGCATCGGCGTACATGCCGTGATGAATGTCGTGGACAGGCACATGCGCAAGCGCTTTATCCGCACCACCTCGGCCAGTATCAAGGAACGCGGGATGCACGACCTGCTGGCGTATATCCGGCGCGACCTGGAGGAAGATCCTGACGGAACGCGGTACTGCTACAAGTTCGACATCTCGAAGTTCTACGACAACGTGCAGCCGGACTTTGTGATGTACTGCGTGAAGCGGATTTTCAAGGACAAAAGGCTCATTGCCCTGCTGGACGGCTTTGTCCGCATGATGCCGTCGGGCATCAGCATCGGGCTGCGTAGTTCGCAGGGGCTGGGCAATCTCTTATTGTCTGTATTTTTAGACCACTATTTGAAGGACAGGTACGGCGTGCGTCATTTCTACCGCTATTGTGATGACGGCGTGGTACTCGGAAAATCGAAAGCGGAATTGTGGCTCGTGCGTGACGTGGTACACGAACTGGTGGAGCATATAGACTTGGAGGTGAAAGCCAACGAGCGCGTGTTCCCGGTAAGTGAGGGCATCGACTTCCTGGGCTATGTGATTTACAGTTCCAAGCATGTGGAACTGCGCAAGCGCATCAAGCAGAAGATGGCCCGCAAGATGCACGAGGTCAGGAGTAGGAAAAGAAGGCGTGAATTGATAGCGAGCTTCTATGGCATGGCAAAGCACGCCAATTGTAACATGTTGTTTAATAAATTAACAGGCAAACAGATGAAATCATTCAAGGATTTGAAAGTCGCTTACAAACCGGAGGACGGCAAGAAGCGCTTCTCTGGTGCGGTGGTAAGCATCAGGGAATTGGTGAACCTGCCCATCGTAGTCAAGGACTTCGAGACAGGCATCAAGACAGAGCAGGGCGAGGACCGCTGCATCGTGGCCATCGAGCAGAACGGCGAGCCCAAGAAGTTTTTCACCAACAGCGAGGAGATGAAGAATATCCTCGCCCAGATTAGAGAAATGCCCGACGGGTTCCCCTTCGAGACCACCATCAAGACGGAGACCTTCGGCAAAGGTAGAACCAAGTACGTTTTCACTTAGAGACAATGCAAAGGACAGAAGGAACCGCCGGTGTAAAACTGATTGAATGCGTCAGCCCGGCAAGAAACAAGTGGCGCGTCCGCTGGGACGTGCAGGAACATGAGGACGGATCTGCCGACTACATGGAGGCGGAGTTCGCCCACAAGCCGACTGACGAGGAAATCAAGGCCGCTGTCATTGGCTGGTACAATCAGCAGACCGACCAGACCATCCTGTCCGGCTTCGAGTATGAGGGCGACCCTGTGTGGCTGTCCTCTGAGAACCAGTTCAACTACAAGGCAGCCTACGACCTCGCCGTACAGTCGAATGGTACGACGCTACCTGTGAAGTTCAAGTTCGGTACAGACGAGCAGCCGAAGTATCGGGTGTTTGAAAGACTGGAGGAACTGGCTGACTTCTACACGAAGGCCATGCGTTTTATCCAGGACACGCTGGATGCTGGATGGCAGAAGAAAGATGCGTTCAACCCGGAAGACTATCGGGATGAATAAACTCTGAAGGAAGCCCTTGGGGGTGGGCATAAAAAAGCCCCCAGCCTGTTAATATAGACGCCAATCATTTATTAACAACGCACCCATACAGGAGACAGCTGGGGGCCTATGCCCTTCACTCCCCTGTATGGGTTTTTATATGCGAAATAAATGATTGGCGGTACAAAGGTATAAAAAAATAATGAAATGACGCTGTTTGAGATATTAAATTTCAATAAAGAGCTTATTGACAGGCTTATTTCGGTCGGTTTTAAGCCCGACGACTGCCGTTACGTGGCACTTTACGCAGATTATATGAAGATGCACGGACGTGGCGAGAAAGTGACGTATATCGTGACTCTGCTCTCTGACAAGTACAAGGTGAGCGAGCGCAAGGTGTACAACATCATCAAGAAGTTTGAGACTAACTGCACGGCTGGTGCAGTGTGATTTGGCTTGAACTTTCCCTTGTCTCGCTGAATGACCGTACCTTTGCGGTGATAAAATTAGCGAGACAATGAGAAAGCAATATCTATCGGCACCGCTTCCTTTCCAGGGACAGAAGCGTATGTTTGCCAAAGAGTACATTAATGTGCTCCAGCAGTTCCCTGACGGTACGACATTCGTGGACCTGTTCGGCGGCTCTGGCTTATTATCACACATAGCCAAGTGCCAGAAGCCGCATTCCAAGGTAGTATATAACGACTTTGACGGCTATCGCCAGCGGCTTGAAGCCCTGCCTGTCACCAATGCGCTGCTGGCAGAACTGAGGGAGATTGTGGATGTGCCACGCCACAAGCCCATATTGGGGGAGACAAAGGAACGTGTGCTGTCCTGCGTCCGCAAATACCTACACGACTACGGCTATATCGACTATATCACGCTGTCCTCGTCGATTATGTTCTCTATGAAGTACGCCACCGAGTTTTCGGATCTGGAGAAGGAAACACTATATAATAATATAAGGACGACCGACTATGAACCGTGCTTGGACTACCTCGACGGGCTGACCATTACCTCCTGTGACTACAGGGAGGTGTTTGAGCAGTACAAGGACGTGCCAGGTGTGGTGTTCCTGGTTGACCCTCCGTATTTGAGCACGGACAGCAAGACATACAAGATGTACTGGAAATTGTCAGACTACCTCGATGTGCTGACGGTGCTTGCCGGACATCGCTTTATCTATTTCACCTCTAACAAGTCTTCTATCGTTGAACTGTGCGACTGGATGGGTAAGCATCCGGAACTGGGCAACCCGTTTGAGAACTGCCAGCGTCGTGAGTTCAATGCCCACATGAATTACAGCGCGTCCTACACGGACATCATGCTATATACGAAAGCCGCTTAAACAACATTCTAATACCGTTTGAACGATGAACAAATACTACCAGATACTGGGCAAGGTTCTGGAGAAAGGAAAGACCCAGACGAACAAGAAAGGAAATATCCGCTACCTGCTCAATGAGCAGTTGTCATTGACCCCTGCCGACCTGCTCGATATATTCGAGAGCCACGGCATAGCCAGGAAGAAACTGAAGAATGAGTTGCAACTTTTTATGCAGGGTGAGCGGAACGTGGAACGATACCGCGACGTGGGCATCAACTGGTGGGACTATTGCGGTTCTGTCCTGGTGAACAGTTACCCGACCTACTTTGAGAAACTGCCTCCACTCATTGCGAAGATAAACCGCGAGAAGCGCAACAGCAAGAACTATGTGCTGTTCCTCGGTGAGACTGGTGCAGAGAGCAACCAAGCCCCATGCCTGAGCCTCGTGCAGTTCCAGATAGACGACGGGGAACTGGTACTGTCAGCATACCAGCGAAGCAGCGACGCGAACCTTGGCTTGCCGGCTGATATTTACCATCTCTACCTCATGGCTCGGCAGATAGATTTGCCTCTGAAAAGCATAACGCTGAACCTTGGCAACGTACACATATACGAGAACAACCAGGAACGCACACGCCAGCTGCTTGATGGCGACGAGAATGTGAAGTTTGATTTGAACGTTTGAAACAACATGGAGAAAAAGAAAACGCCCCAGAGAAATCTGAGGCGTTTTTTCGTTGTGGGGAAGGAACCCGAAAAAGTAACATTTCGTTTTGCGAAGCGGAACGCGTCGTTTAATTTTTCAGGAACATTTCGTTTTGCGGATTATACCTCTCTATATTTCCCATCTCAGCCAAAACGGTAATAAGGATGGATGCAATTGGGTTGACTTCTCCATTAGGTTGCAGCGAGTATAAGCCAAGGTTCTGAATGTAGACTGAAACCTTAGCCTCATGTAGCTGCTCAAGGGATTTCAGTACTTGCAGCGTCGATCTCCCTAAGCGGCTCAGTTCAGATAGTAGGAGGTAATCGACATGGTTCTTGGTGCAGTAGTCAAGGCACTCGGTCAGAACTTGTCGCTCCTCATTTTTCTTCGCCCCTGAAATATGCTCTTCATAGATTTTGACAATTTCCATATCCTGGGCTTCGCTGAATTTTTGAAGGTCTGTGATTTGTCGTGATGTGTCCTGCCTGTCATTTTCAGAACTCACCCTGGCATAAATCACGGCCCTCTTGTTTTTTGCGTTCATAATAATCTTTGAATTAAAAGAATATATTGAAAGGGTGTATCCATTAGCCGTTACAGACTTTTTTGAATACACCCATGAAATGAACACACTAATGGCTCATCGGCAGCACTAGTGTTACTATCCTGTGACAATACCGTATTCCTGACAAATCCTTTCGCTGTAATTGTCAGTTTTCTCCACAGCATCATCTATCACAGAAATCAAGTCTCCAAGGAAGATGTGTTCTGTAGTTTTCACAATTCTCTCATTTTCGTCGATAAGTGAAACCTCGAATAAATCTTCTCCTTCGTTATATGCCACCTGGGCATTTCCCTTGTGCTTAAACCCTTGCACATGAAACTTAACACCCAGATTTATCACATGTATTGAAGCCGGGTCTATTCCCCAGCTCCAAACAACAGGTAAATTGCTCTTGAAAATCTCAAAGATATACTCAGCTATTTTCAAGTTATAGTCGAAATCTCTGTCCATAATAGTTAATTGCCAATTTTGTTACGTTCAATTAATTCAATAATCTCACTACGTTTGAATTTTACTTTTCTGCCAATTTTATAGCATTTAATTATTCCTGCCTTTCTCCATTGATAAAGTGTACGGGTGGTTATCTGGAACATTTTTGACGCTTCATGATGGTCAATATACTCATCCTTACACAAAATCGGGTTTGTGGAAAATAGATCTTGCAAATAAGTTTTTATCTCACGTAGTTCACTCTTAACCTCTTCTAAATCATCAGGTTTAATGATGATAAGTTGATTGGTGATGTCATCCATAGTCATTTCTTGTTAATGTCCTTGATTAACTTTCGATTAAGTGCGTTTAAGGCTTTATAAACTCGCTGGTATGCCTTCTCGTATTCGGTTCCCTGGAGTCTCAGCCCTGCACTTACCAAATCATTTCCAGCGTTAAACACATCTTTCTGTGCCCAACGCAATTCTTGTTCACTCAGTCTCATCCTAGCACAATGTATTTAGTGTTAACATCTTCTTCGCTCACACCAAAAGGAAGGCCGTAGCTAATTTCTTCGCCTTTCAAGTGAGAGAAAAGGTAAAATAGCTCATGAAACGAATTGCCCTCGTCGTCGCCGGAGATTAAGATATACTTGTCTCCATTGCCTTTCGCTATCTCCTCCTTACATGCTTTAAGGAGCTGCTTTATAGTGATTGTCTCCATAGTTGTTACATTAAATAGATTGTGTTGTTAATTACCGTCTTGTAAGTGCAGCCGTCCTCAGGGATTCGCACCTTCTTGAATACATACTGCCACCAATGGTCTTTTCTCAAAGGAGTCTGGTCCATTAGCATTTCAACGATTGATTTGTGAATTGGGAAGACATAGGTCAAAGCTCTACGTCGACTTCCATCACTGAGTTGTAGCCAGTACTTGATAGTCATGGCTTTCGTCTTTGCTTTAGTTTTTGTTCGTGCCATAGTCGTTAAAGTTTTTGAGTCCTGATGAGCTCCAGCCTATCGATCCCCCAGTACTCATGTTCAACTTCTTGTCTTGCTTCACTCTCTGTTCTAGCGTCGACCCAGATATTTGAACCATCTGGATCACCTGCTTGGTAGATTCTGAAATAAAATCTTGTCATGTTGATTACGTTTTATGCAGCAAGAGCCCCCATGTGATGATGAGAGCCCTTGTTGCTGGTTAATAAACTTCTATAGATAGTCTCGCGTTTTCCAATATTCGATATCATCCTTCACCATGTCATAGGTTTGCTCCAACTCCAGCTTATTGATAGATGGATAGTAGTCTTTGAACACGGCCCAGATATCATTGAAACTTAGCTCGGGATGACTGGTAACTACTTCATAGATTTCATCATAGTAGTAGTCGTAGAAGCCATTATCATAAAAGGCGCTATAGCCACCCTTATACTCGTACTCGTGTGGATATACGTCAGTGCAGTTCTCAATTATATGCTCAACTAATGCCAAGCAATTGAGCAAATCGGCCTTTACTGTATATTCCTGGTCAGTGTGAGGTTGATAATAACCACATGACATATTACAGCAGCTTACGTTCAGTCCTTTCTCTTTCAAGGTCAAAACATCGGTCATCATTCCGCTTTCCTCTTGATAACCGAAGTCCTTGTATCCGGTTGCCTCGAGAAATTGGGTGGTACATAACTCGGTACAGCAAATATTTGTTATTATATCGCTGTTCCCACGTCTATCGCATTCTATCACGAACCTACAGTCATCGAAGAAATCCATTTTTGCTTTGCCACTGCCAACACAGCCGGTCTCCTCGCCAACGAAGAATGCAACTTTAAGCACGTTAAATTTCTCTAGGCATTTTAAGGCAATAAAAATTCCATTTTTATCGTCTGCCCCAAGTCCTTCAAATCGCTTGTTCTTAGCGCTCCAACCAAAGATTATGTCGTTAGTTTCTATAGCTTGAAAATCTTTAGAATGTTGAGTCTGTACTTGGTCAATGTGAGCCACAATGCAGGGATAGGTTTCAGCACAATCTTTCGTTACATAGATATTGCCCACCTTTTTATCCAGTTCAATCTTGCAGTCCTTCATGTGATGTTTTATGTACCACAATAGGAACTGGATCATCTTCTGTTCTTTACCCGACTTTGTATGTATCGAGTAGATTTTCTTTAGTAGTTTCATGTTTACACAGCTATTAAAGTTTCCTCCTCGACTTCTTGCTCTTGCTCTGCCTCAAAGCCAAAAGGAAGCTTGGTTAGTTCGTTAATCTGGTCGTAAATCTCGTTTCCATGCTTGTGAAGAATCTCACAGTCTACATAGAGGTCAACCACTTTCTTTCTAATGGTTTTCTCCTCATAGATACCTTCTTCCTTATTCCAAGCATGGTAGGTGGTAAGTTCATCTGCATTCTCGAAATACTCTTTATCGAAATCACAGTAGAACCAGTTCTTTTTCTTAAATTCAAGCTCTGCCTGATTCTTGCAATCGTCACAGCAGAAGTCCTGATTCAACAAATCACTGTGAGAGTGCTCGTCTCGTGGGTAATACTCAGGATCAAGAAAACGTCCAGAGCAATAAGGACAATCCAAGATATCCTCATAGTGAATCCAATCGCCATCATAGTCTTCAAAATCTCTTCAAAATCGTCTAAGTCCTCACTGTCGCAACTCATTTCAGATCCATGATAATAGACAGTAACAGTATCGGCCACATCACGATCATGATATTCATCGTAAGCGCTCTCTTCATCCTCAATCTCGCCGTTCGTAGTGTCCAAGCGATATTGATAGTCGCAATCAGAATAATTGTAGGCTACATTATCATCCATGTTATACCACTTGAACGAGTCCTGGTAACTGAGATAATCACCCCAGTCCAAGTCACATGAAATAGTGAATCTCTTGCAGTTAAGTGAGTTTCCTTCATTATCGACGAAACCTCTTGAATTTCCACAGTCTGCCCCGACGAACTTATATCCGTCAATCTGGTTGTCTTGAATTAAAGAATCAACAAGTGCTCTCTTAAGAATCTCGTTGGAATCTGATGAGTACTGCCTTTCACACAGCCTCCAAACTTTCCCGTCCTCGTCTTTTGCGGCAGTATAAATCACAGCTCTCGCAATCACTTTATCGTTCTTATTGGTGAGATATGCTGCTTTTGCCTTGACTGCATCACTATAGAAAGATGAAAGTCCACGGCCGGTCATGCATGAATGAAAATCACCTTCACATGCCTCTCTGCTATAAATCTTCTCGAAATTATCGTCAACGTGAAGGGTGTATTTGGGAAGCGACCCCTGTACATAAACCTGCCAGTCCATGCAGAACTCCTCAGCCAGGAACACTTTTACCTGTTGTGGAAGTGCTTTACCAATTGATGTTTCCTCGATAAGCTGGGTATAGAATCGACCCGCCTTCTTTTTGAAAATGTCTTACCGCTCGTGATTGTAGTAACGAACGAAGCCGATAGTCCCGTCCTCTGGCACACCTCTGTATTCATCAGTCTCACATATGCCCGAGTAATAGACGTACTTACCTAAAACCACATCATAGGCAAGATTCTCATTCCTGCCTGCCTCAATGATTTTATTTGTAACCACTTGCTTAAGCTCGGCCATACTTGATATTCCGAGCAAATCGTAGTCACCATGTTCTCGACACCAGCGCCATACCTCTTTCGACTTAAGTAGCGCCAGTAAGATTTTGTTCCTTCTTGTGCCGTTAGAGATTCCAAATAAACCTTGGAACTCAGTAGCATTGTTAAAACTTCTGATTTTGTTCATTTTTCTTGTCTTTAAAATGTTGATAATTAGTTTGTTTTAAATGAAAAAAGAGGACCCACATTTTGTTGTGAATCCTCTTCGGTTCATGGCTACATACGGCCGGCTTAACTAATAAACCAGCTATACCCACTGTCTTCGTTTCTTAGTCCCTGTGCTATGCCAAGACTCGTTGTAAGTGCATTCGCCTCTCTTGCCAGGAAAGTGTCTATATAGCTTCCCTTACATGCACCAGTCAATAGGTTGTAGAAATCCCACATGCTCAGCTCTCCGTTATCGTCGACGCTGAAATTTGGGTCTCTGTAGTATTGCCTTGCTACATTGTTCACCATTGAATCGGTGATAAGCATCTGCGGTATCTCCCTCTGTATCTTAGCTGGGAGATAATTGTACAGGCGCATTTTCCCAAGAATTAATGCGAATTGAGTCTCAGACAGGTAAAGGTCTTCAAGCGATTTCAGCAGGTAGATGTGCTTTGCCATGTCGTAAGTGTCGAGCAAATGAAGCGAGTGTTGGTAGATCTCGCTTGGTGATATTGCTCTAATCTCGTCTCGATAGCCGTCTGTCCAAATGCATTGGTTACAGCAGACGGTATTCTGGAAGCCGACAGCGAGTGAAAATTTCTGTGCTGTCAGTCTCCCGTTTAGATTGTCTCGGCCATAGGACTTAACTCCCACGACCGACAAGTTCAGCCTGTTACCATTCACGTCCTTATGAATACTAGGCACGTTTATGCAAAAGGCCATTCTCTCGTAATATTGCGTCATTTCATGTGGAAGCAGTTCAGAGCTTTTCTTGTTAATCGCTTCTGGAATTCTGCCTCGAATAATATGACTTACTCTTACCTGGGGCTCCTCAATTTGCTCTGACCGATAATAGTCACGTATAGCTTGATATGTTGCCCCGATAAATTGTGAGTGTGATAGAACCGCCTCATTATCTTTTGCGAAATTTGGTATCACACAGACGTTCTGAAGGCTCTCTAAGGTTATAGGTATAGAGTTAGCCTCGATGAATGGGGATGGTGTTGTGGAATCATCCCCAATGGTTTGATTGTCCACCACTTCTGCAGCTACTATAGGAAGGTAGCTCGGGTGAACCATTGTAGTTGTTTGTTCTTCCATTTTTTCCTTTCTCTTTAAAATGGTTTGTTAATTACTTCGGCGGCGGTCTCAATTTCTGATACGCCTGCCATAATTTTTTGCTTTGTTTGATAATCGTTGCTATAGTCTCAAGCCCGATTACAATAATGTCGATGATGTTGCCCTTGTCATTTGTCGATTTCTTCTTCGTCGCACTCTTCTTCGGGGCCATCTTCATCATCGACAGTCTCTTTCTCGTCTTTTGTTTGTTTTTGTGGTCTAAAGCGGTCCCATAACTCAACACCTAAATTCATGATGAGCATTGCCGCTGCCACAATGTTTAATGATTTAATAGTTTTCTCCATGTTTTGTCTCTCTTGTTATTGTGTTTAGTTAATAATATGTTATAATTCTCTCAATTATAAGGGGATAAGTCGAAATGAGAAAAATCAAAATCAATGCATTCTTAATCATCAAAAGTTGTAGATGTAGTGCTATAAGTCCCGAAAAAAATCGAGTTATAGCTCACTATCTCGTCTCAAAAATCCTACATTCTTCTGAAAATCACCATGTTGTATTTTTGGACTTTTATGGAATTGTATTGGGGGGAGCAGCAAGAAATTTACCACATTTCTGCACTAATCTTATAAAAAACATGCTTATATTTTTCTGGAATCGGTATTTTTTGTATATTTGCAGAAAAAAAATAAAGCACTTTTATGGGAATAATTGGTCGAGAAAAAGAGATAGCAGAACTATATCAGTTATATGATAGCGGCAAATCAGAGTTTGTGGCAGTATATGGTCGTCGCCGTGTCGGGAAGACTTTTCTTGTTGACGAAAGTCTGAAAGGAAAAATCACTTTTCGCCATGCGGGTCTCTCTCCTGTTGACAAAGAGAACAGTAAGAACAGTTTGAAATATCAACTTCGCCAGTTCTATATTTCTCTTCAGCAGCATGGCATGAAGAGGAGCAAGTGTCCTACCTCATGGATGGAGGCATTCTTTCTGTTGTCACAATTTCTCGAGAATCACGATACAGGTAAGAGGCAAGTGGTATTTCTTGATGAGCTGCCATGGCTCGACACTCCCAAATCGGGATTCATCACAGCTTTTGAGGGATTCTGGAACTCTTGGGCATGCCATCGCGACAACCTCATGCTTATTGTGTGTGGATCGGCAAACTCTTGGATGCTCAACAACTTAGTAAACAATCATGGTGGACTATATGGACGCATTACTTGGGAAATAAAGCTTCATCCATTCAAACTTTCTGAATGTGAGCAGTTTTACAAGAGTCAGGACTTAAACATGACCCGTTACGACATAGTGCAGAGCTATATGATTCTTGGTGGTATTCCTTATTACATGAGATATTTAAGAAAAGAGTTCAGCCTTGCGCAGAATCTTGACGCACTGTTCTTTGCCGAAGATGCACGATTGCGTGATGAATACAATCGCTTATTTGCATCGGTGTTTTCCAATCCCGAAGAAATGAAACGGATTGTAGAACTGCTTGCCACAAGACATTCGGGTTTCACACGCAAAGAACTGATTGATTTGGGACATTTCAAAGATAGCGGATATTTCTCTAAAATGCTTATGGCACTTATTGCAAGCGACTTCATTCAGACTTATGTGCCTTTCGGGAAATCAAAACGCGATTTAATGTACAAGCTGACCGACCACTTCTGTCTCTTCTATCTGAGGTTTGTTGAGAACAGAACTGAGCTTGACCCAGAGTTCTGGATGCATAATGTGAATGCACCGGCCATCAATAGTTGGCGTGGTATCGCTTTTGAGGAAGTCTGCTTCAATCATGTTTATCAAATCAAGGCAGCATTAAGTATACTTGGAGTGTCATCCACACAGTCGCCATTAATAATAAAAGGTGATGGTGACAAAGAGGGCACTCAGATAGACCTCATTATTAACAGAAAGGATAATGTTGCAAGCGTGTGTGAGATGAAGTTTTACAATGCACCGTTTACAGTTAATAAGGAATATCACTTCAAGATTGTCCAACGTAATAACCAATTGGCCGAACTGCTGCCTCGACATGCTTCAATACATAACGTGCTTGTCTCAACTTATGGTATCAAAGACAATGAGTACAGCGGAGACTTTCAGTCTGTGGTATGCCTTGACGATTTATTTAGATAATTGTGGAATAAAAACCGACAAAAACATGCTTATGATTTACTAGAATTGGCATTTTAACCCTGATCCCAGAAAAATATAAGCACTTCTTATTTTTCAAAAATCAGCCATTTTCGAGATTTTTTTTGAAAACGGCTGAATTTTCCGAAGGTGCGAAAATCTTATTTGCCTCATTTACAGCAAATAGCATATCAAGCCATCAACAAATCCACCTAAAAAATGATCCTTGTTTTAATCATGTCATCAGCGTTTAATAAAATGAAAAAAAGAAGAGCGGGCACCATGCTTCTTCAGCAATAATGTCCGCTGCTTCTTCCGAGCTCTTCCATCAAGTAGCCAGCACATTAGGCCAGCATGCAAGATGAAATGCAAGCGCTCGTGTGATGGCGGTAGCACACTTGCTCTTCGCAAATGGCTCCGTACCATCGGTAAATATATGTAGTTATTATATATTGTTACCGCCCACCGCCAGCCATAATGCCAGCAGTCCATATGGGTCGGTTATTGTCTATGTATAAGGGTTTGAGGGGGATTTTAAGAGTCAATTTTGTTTCCCTTCATTTAGCAACGAAAGCAACAACTCCTTCTGCTCATCGGTCATGGTTGATAATAAATTCTTGACTTCTATTTTTTCCCGTTCCATTCTCTCTTCCTTATTCTCATCACCTAAGATTTGATCAAATGGCTTGAAGATGTTTCTCAATGCATCATCTTGAGCTACGGTATCAAATTGACCCATATAACCTTCTGTCGTTTTTAGGCTAGAGTGAGCAAGAAGTTCTTTCATCATCATAGAAGGAGTATTTTGATCTCTTCCTAATTTCGCAAAGGAGTGACGACTCACGTGAAATGATATATGCTTGTCTATCTCAGCAAGTTTTTCTATTGTTTTGAGTTCTTTGTTTATCAATGCATTTTTAGATGATATCTGTTGATATAGTTTTTCTTTTATATCTGGCGACATTGTCTCTTTTTCTTTTTGAGTAACAGCTTTAGAATAAGAACTTCTGTTATCAAGAAAAGGAAAAATATAATCGTCAATCTTTGATTCCTTCTTTTTGTAAAGGTCTAATATCTTTGCCGTTATAGCTATGATTGGTAAATCTTGCACTTTACCATTTTTGCTCATAACATATATAAGACGATCACCTACAATATTACGCCATCTTAATTGAAGCAAGTCTCCAATTCTAATTCCTGCATAAAAAAGGCTAAACAAGAAACAATTGCGTACATGCCATACAACAGTCCCAGGCTCCAAGTGTAACTGAATTATTTTTACGATTTCCTCAAATTCAAGTTTTTCTTTGGTAGTCTCTTTCCAAGAAAATTTGAAATTTCTAAATGGGTCCTTCGAAGAATCTAAATAACCAAGATTTATGGCTTTGTAAGTCAGTGTACGAAGCCTTTTCATATGATTCATTATTGTGTTGTCATGTAATTTTCTTTTTTTATCTTTAACTAACTTATTCGATGCTCCTTTTAAATAAGAGTAGAAATCATCAATAAATTTTGGAGTCAAATCTTCAAATTCAATGTCATTCATTTTTTGCTTCTTCATGAAATCTTCAAGTCTGTTTTGAAGAGACAAAAAAATCTTGTAGTAATTGTATTGACCTCCATTACGCAGGTTTTCAGTAAATCCCTTTGTAAACTCAAAAAATGATTTATCGGGGTTGGTTTGATCCTCAACTCCTCTTTTAATTTCGCTGGCGGTTAAGTATTCTTTGTTATATGCCATGTCAGAATGAATTTTCTTTACACCTGCCAATTCTTTTGCCAATGTCTCGTTTTTTATGGCTGACTCTGGATCACTTTGCCGTATCCAGTTGTCATTCCTTGGGCGTTTATTAAAGTGTTTCAGGTCAGACACTTCTACTGAAGATTTTACATAGCTTTTCTTTTTATTTTTTGTGATACGTATAAAAAGCGTATATTTGCCAAAACGATTAGGTTTGTTGTTCGCTATTATTGCAAAGGTGGTATGTGTGCCAGCAGTCAT